TCAGGGTTTCGCCTGTTGCAGCATCAGCGCGTCCTCAAGTTCGATCATTGCCAGTTCGACGACCTGCTTGCAGGTGTGGAAATGCGCATCCGGCACGTCCGGTTCGCAGGCCAGTTCAAGCGCGTCACAGGCCTCAACCACACTGGACGCACTGATAATCCGTGCAGCGCCCTTGATTCTGTGGGCCAGTTCACGTGTTTCGATGCGGTCGTTGTCAGGCATCAGCCTGGCGAGCACCAGCCGATCCTCATGGTTGCTGTGCTGCAATTGCGTGATCAGGCGTTCGACCATTTCCGGGCGGTTGCCGGTCAGGCTGCTGATGCTGTTGAGGCTGAACGGAAGATGCGCACGTGCCAGTGGAGAGATCGCCGTCAACCGCTCGCTGAGCATCGACAGGCTGATGGGTTTGAACAGGCAGTCGTCCATGCCTGCTGCGCGACAGCGCTCGATCTCGTCAGGCTGGGCATTGGCCGTGAAACCCCAGACGGGGCAGCGTGGCTGCTCCGTCACGCCTTCATGAATGCGCAGTGCCGAGGTCATGTCGTAGCCGTTCATGATCGGCATGTTGCAATCGGGAACATCACGATGGCGTAACTACTTGATTTTAAAGGGCATAAAATCCTCCCCAAAACTCCCCCAATATATTCCTAAAACGAATCACGCGACGTCGATCCACTCAGACCCGCGACCATCCTTGTACATCTCAGTCATCGCTGCGTTGCGGTGACCCAGCAGCTTCTGAGGATCACGGCCTTCTGCCGAATGGAGTCGTGCAGCAAGCGAGCGCATTTCGTGAAAGCTTGGCGGGTTCTCCCCAAGGTCTATCCCGAGAGCTGCGGCACCCTTGTCCCTGGCCTGAGCGAACGCAAGAGTCAACGTGGTCAGCTTTATTGGGCTCCCTGCTTTTGCAACTGCGACTGTCCTCGTGTGGTGGACCAGGTGCTTTGACAAAACCCTGTCTCGGCACATTCGCACTACGCTCGACAGATCAAGGTCTATCGCCTCGAGTCTGAGGGCCGTGCTGATCCGCAGACGAGCGCCGGTCTTTGATTGAACGACGTGCAAGAAGCCGTCGTACTCGTCCTTGAACAGCATCGAGGCAATATCATCCCTGCGCTGGCCCGTTAACAGGGCAAGCTCCATTGCTCTTTTCAGCCAAGGTCTATCGGTAGCCGCATGCGCAGCTTTCCAGAGCTCAAGGCTCAGGCGTGAGCGTTTCACCTTTGAGCGTGCCGCCTTCGTCGCATCAACCGGATTCAGGTCGCACCATCCAGCTGCAATGGCTTCGGTAAAAACATCTCGCAGTAGCGACCGTAAAGCCTTGGACATTGGCGCTTTCCCTGCCTTGGTGAAGGTCGCGAGAAATGTAGCAATATCCATCGTCCGTATGCTGCGCAAGTATCTGCTACCGAATGCGTCTTTGAGTGCTTTGAGCCTACTTTTGATGCTGCGAGTCGTATGCGAGCTCAATCCTCTTTCTGGGTAGATCAGATCGTACTCAACAAGCCAATCGGCAAATGTTCGGTCCTGCTCTGCAATAGGCTCGGCAAGACGCTCTCGCAGCGTCGGCTTAAGCACATCGGCATGATTAGCGGCAACAGCCTCCATGATTGCTGCCGCCTTGTCCTTGCCCAGGCCAAACATTCGCCCGGTAACCGGATCTCGGTATGTGTAGTAGGTGTGCCCGTTACGCTTATCGGTTTTACGGTAAAGGTTGGGCGGCAGGTCTTTCGACCCAGCGTTACGCGGCCTTGGGACCATTACGTGCACTCTCTATTCGGCTTATCAGGCTGCCGCCCGTAATACGGACAACGGGTTTTTCAGGCTCGCTGTATTGCGCCTCGGCTTCGACATAATAGCTGCGACCATGCTTCACAGGCGCTGGCGCTATCCGGCCTTCGCGAGCCCATTTTCGCAGTGTGTTTAGACTGGGCGGCGTCCGGAACTGGTCTGCCGCCCATTCGTCAAGGGTAACTTTGCTCATGATATTGCTCCGGGCCGCGCTGGGCGGCGGAAGGGTTACAGATTGACGGTTAGGCTGCTCGGATCGAACGGCTTGCCTTCGGGGTCTGGCACCAGTACGGGTACGTGCTGACGGATGAAGTCGTCGAAGCATTGAGGGCAGTAAACTGCACGGGTCGTAATAAGCTGGACGTGCCCCTTGTAATCGCATTTCGGGCATTTGAATTCGCTGGGCTGGACGACGCCCATCGTGATTCCTGAACCGCTCGGTTCTATTTTCATTGATGCTTTCATGGGTACACCTCGCCTGCCGATCACCGGCAGGCTCTGTAGGGAAGGGCTATTGAGGAGTTTTGCTGAGCACGGCGTCAGCCACTTTCATGGCTGCCTGCGCATCGATGACGTAGGCAGGATCGAAGCCGCCGCGCAGCTGGATGGTTGCCTGGCATGCGCGGAGGTTTTCTCGTGTGAGCTTTAGTGCTGCCACCAGTTCTTCACGCAACTCTGCCTCGGCGCGTCCAAGATCAGAGAAGCGCTCACCCCAGTGGCCGGGAGGTGGTGGATTCGTACCTTGAAAGCCAAATCCCATCGCGCCCACTGCCGCATCCAGAAGATCGCGTTTGTACGAGTTGTCTCCGTCAATGCTCAGGCCGTTTCGGCGGAGAGCATCAAGAACGCTGTTCAGGTTCGCTTCCGGCGATGGCAGGACCAGGTCGAAGTCGTCACTGCCTGGGCGAACAGCGATCACGAACAGCTCGCAGTCGAGCGGGAGTTGCACGGCAATGTCAGGAAGGGCATTTATGATTGCTTCGCGCAGGTGGTGCTTTGGACTGGCCATAAAAATACCTCGCCCGCCGATTCGGCAGGCTGTAAAGGGGAAGGGGATATCAGGCAGGTACTGCCGATCACTGCTATGGTCCAAGCAGCCAGCAGGAGCTGGGGTAGCACCAAGGAGATGCATGGTCATGGAATGCACCACAACCACGAACGAGGTTTACGGGCCGTATAACGCCAAGCTGGGTCAGCGCGGTGCTGACGGCAACATTTGGTCGGGCAGAACTCTGATTTTCAGAATCATCGACGACCGGGTCTACTCAATGCACGAGCAGTACCTGGGCCGGCTCAAGTACGGGATGGCAATGACCGACAGAGGGGAGCTGATTTTTACGATCATGTAGGGCGACCGCTCGTCAGAGCCTGAGCACGATCAAGGGGACGGCTAGTCGATTGATAGCCAACAATTAAAATGGATTTTTATGAACACCAATTATTTCGATACAACCAACGCATATGATTTAGTGAGTGAGCTCGACAAGGCCACTGAAATAATGATGGCCCTGCATGTGGGACAAGTTGGTGGTGAGCAGTGGCGGAATGCATGCTCGCGCCAGCAGATCGCCTTTCTGGAATGGCGTCAATATCTCTACCGGAAAGCTGATGAGAAACCGCCAGCGCGTTTGCTCAGCATTGGCTGACGTCGTTGACGCAGGCTTGTTCTAACGATGGGCAGCCTGTCAGGGCGTCACTGGCTTGAACTCGACTACCCAAACCCACGGGTTCGACTGCCATGAACCGTCGCCATTGATCATCGTCCAGAGCCCGCCGAACAGTTCCTGCGGCGAATAGTCATTTCCGTCTGGGTCGATGCCCTGTTTACAGCTCATGACGCCCTCGGCCAGCGCCTGCTCTTCGCTGATGTCCTGCAAACGCTCGACCCGTACGTCGGTGATCTCCAGCAGGAGGCGGCTCGCGATTCGCGGCATGTGGATGCTTGGCTTCCAGGCGGAGCGATCATCGCCACCGCCGTCATCGTCGCCAGCCCATGCTGCCTCGCCGTCGGCACGGTAGATTACGTGCCCTGAGTAGTAGCCGCGGCCGAAACGCATTTCGCGAATCTTTGACGCCGGTCGATCGGGCTTCCAATTAATCATGTTCCCATGCTCATCGAAGTCATGGCTGATAACGCCCCATGTCTCTCGCACCCATAGCCGGTCGCCGACCTTGCCGTATGGACATAGGTCGGCGTTGCCAGGCAGTGCCAGAAAGGCAGGCTCGAAACCGGCAGCCAGACAATCCAGCGCGGCTGGCTTCTTCACCTCGCGGCGCGTGACCGTCTTCTGGCCGGACAGGATGGCGCGCACCATCGGCGCACTGAACAGGATCGGTCTTTCCTTGGCCTGGTTCATGGGGTCACCAGCCGCCGTGCCCACTGCACGTATGGGCCATCGTCCGTGTCGAAGATGCCCAGAAGGAACCAGCCGGGCTCAGCGGGTGCTTCAGGCTCCCAGCCGAGGCAGTTGGCTGCGCCTTCTTCCCAGTAGGGATGTGATTCAAGGTCGGAGTCCATGTGCCAGCCGACCACCTTCAACTGCTGACCATCAAGCCAGGCTTTGTAGGCGGCATGGTCTTCATCGAAATTCGGGATCTCTGGGTGATACCAGTAGCCGTCCTCGTCGCGAGTGACTTCGACGGGTCCTATCAACTTTTCTTCGGGCATGACTTCGTCCTTGCCGCACACGCGGCTGACATTGAATTGATGGGGATGAGTGTTAACCGTGGGTTGTCCAGACTGCCTGGCCCATTACCTATGCTGTAACGCTTGAGCGGATTTTTGAGTTATGACGGCCGTTCCTTGACCTTGCCCCTGAAAAACGTATCCCTTGCCAGGTGCCTCAATAGCCGCAAGGATACGACATGACTAAGCCCAAGACAGACCGCGTTAAATACACCCTCGAGTTCAAGCTTGAGGCCGTGCGACTGGTTGATACAGGCCTGACGCTTGCTGCCGCTGCCCGCTCTCTGGGTATATCCGACCAGACCTTGTTCAACTGGGTCAAGGCGCATCGCCAAGGCAGGCTGACCGGCGCTGACATCAAGCCTGTCACTCCTGAGCAGATGGAGATAAGCCGTCTACGAGCCGAGTTGGCACGCGTCAAGATGGAGCGCGACATTCTGGAAAAGGCGACGGCGTACTTCGCAAAAGCATCCAGCTGAAGTACGCGTTCATTTTTACTCATCGCCGTCTCTGGCCTATTGTCGTGCAGTGCCGGGTGCTGGGCGTCAGTGCGACCGGCTTTCATTGCCACCAAGCTCGCTGTGCAGTTAAGTGCCCTCAACGAGGTTTAAGCGACGCGGCCTTGCTCGTCCACATCCGCGCCATTCATGCCCGCAGTCGTGGCAGCTACGGCTGGCCTCGTATCTGGCGGGGTTTACTGGCCGATGGGGTCCGTGTCGGCAAGGAGCGTGTGCAGAAGCTGATGCAGCTCCACGGTATTTGCGGCAAGGGCAAACGACGTTTCAAAGTGACCACTGATAGCGCTCATGACTTACCCATTTCGGAGAACCTGCTGGATCGCCAGTTCGCCGTGATGGAGCCTGACAAGGCTTGGGTGGGCGACATCACCTACATCCCGACAGATGAGGGCTGGCTGTTTCTGGCGGTAGTGGTAGACCTGTTCAGCCGCCAGATCGTGGGCTGGTCGATGGACGAGCGAATGAAAAGCAGCTTGGTGATTGATGCGTTGCGCATGGCCTGGTTCAAGCGTCATCCACAGAAGTCCTCAGGACTGCTGTTCCATAGTGATCGGGGGAGCCAGTACGCCAGCTTTGATTTTCGTCATGTCCTTCAGGGCTACGGGATTGTCAGCTCGATGAGTCGACGGGGAAATTGCTGGGATAACGCGTGCAGCGAGACCGTGTTCGGCTCGCTGAAGGTGGAGCGTCTGCATGGCTTGAGATTCAAAACACGACGTGCTGCCAAGGACGAGGTCATTAACTGGCTGCTGTGGTACAACCAAGAGCGCCTGCACTCGACGCTGCATTACGTAAGTCCGATGCAATACGAGCAGAACTGGCAAAGGCAACAACCCTAGATACTCAACCCCGGCGCCGGGTTAAGGGATACGTTTCTCGGGGGCAAGGTCACCTTTTGAATTTTGTGAATGGGGTATATATTAGTTCCCAAAGGATGCATAGTCGCCCGCTTGAATGCTTGGGGGGCGCTATGAGAGTAAGAGGCCAAGTGTTCTGGGAATGGGCAGACCCGCTCCTCCATTCCCGATCGAGCGAGCTGTGCTTGCAGGATCGAGGCACGGCAAACGTCCAAGTTAGGATGTCGAGCGCCGGTTCAATACAGCTCTTTATCGGGATTTACAGCCCAAATGGAGCAATGTTGTTCGAGGAGTCCTTTGACACTTGCCTGGGCCAGACGATGACTCAGGCCTCTGCTTGGGGTATGGAAAAGGCTAAGGTCTGGCTCGAGTCACACGCCGCTGAGCTTTCGTCGGTCGGAAAAACCAATATGTTACTGAAAAAATAGGGTCTTCCTAAACTGAAGTCGCATCGTTGGCGGAATTAATGAGTATGCGGGGAGTCTGTTTAACCAGACGCGTACGAGAAGTCCGGAGCTCCTGGTCACGCGCGTCGCTGGGCAAAACGCATGCGCGATTCTGATGAATTCAGATTTAGGTGTCACGAACTCCTCCTCCAAGTTGACGCAACTACCGCCAAAATGATGATGTTGGTCGTTGCTAAAGAGGTTTGCGGAGCCCAATGGGATGATGCCGCAAAACTCCAGATTAGCGCCTTTGAAGCGTGGAGCAGCTATCTTCATGCCCCGCACGGCTGATGCGTAGACCTATGAAGAAGTGCCGCAATTCACTGTATGCTGATTAAAGCGACCTTCAATGACTTCTGCTATGAGCCCAGGGCTGGTGCATGCTCGGCGCCGTTGGCTAGGCCTGCATGCAAGTCGACCTTGGTGCCGGCCAGCATTCCGGCGATCTGGGCGTTGAGGTCGAGCTCTGCCTCTCTGACCTTCCTGGCTTTGCCGATCTGTTTGTCTGCGAGGTAGCTATCGATCAGCGCTTGGTGCTGGGCTTCTACTGCTACCAGCCCCTGTCCTGCGCTTAGATGTTCTGGCGTTGTCGGGTCTTCACCACGCGGCACAAGCTCTTGCAACTTGCTCTCAACCGCGAATACCCAGGCAATGGCGAAGTGATCGCCGGCAGTGGGGGCGGAATAGCAGCTCCGGTACTTGCCGGCACGTACCCCGGAAACGTATGCGTTCCGAGCCTGCGTCAGCTTCGCAAGAAGAGTTTCGTAGGCGTAGAGGGCAATGTGCTGGGCAGGGCTCACCCCCACAAACTTCGCACGCTCGACGCGATTCTTTTTGGTCTCGCACCAATGGGTGTAACGCAGGGCCTTGACGTTGAACACCTTGGCCACAACGGCGCTCAGTTGTTGGTCCCATAACGGGCGACGTACAGCGCGCGACATCGAGGATTGAGCCTCACCAACGTCGCTGACCTTTACGTCCGTTTCGCTGAGGTGGTATTCACGCATCAGCGCCTGAGCCTGGCGCATCGCTGTGGCTGCTTCGTTCTCGTTCGAGCTTTGCGAAAGCGCCAGGCAATGCTTGATCTTGCGGATAGCCCGCTCGAGCTTTTTCGGATCGATCTGTTTTTCGGACATGGTTCATCCTCGCCGGGGTGGCGTGAGTCGTTGAAGTGGGTGGGCTGTTGCTTTACTGGGCTAGTGCGTGAGAGTAGAGTGCGTGCACCCTGGCGCTCCCTATAGACAGAGCTAAAGTCATCCGTGCTGGTCGTATCTGCACGGTGGACCGATGATCGTATGTACTAGATCAACGTCGCGGGCCGAACGTGATCACGTCATGTTCGAACCCATACCTTGTCTCGTCATTCGGAGGTTCTCATGCAAATCGAGATCGTTATCAGGCTAGACCTGACAGCGCTGATCATGCTGCTTAAAGCTGCATTCTTAGGCCTGTAAGTGTCGCCCCGGGCAGGAGAGACCCTCCCGGGTTCTATTTAATCAATATCTGTTTCGAGCCAAGTTAGTCACCGCAGAAGCACGCTATGGATTCGTCGTGTTCGGCGAACATATCGAACTGGGTGTCCGAGTAATCGAGCATCTGCTGGTAGCTGGGCCGGTCGAAGCGGAACAGCGCGCCGTCTGTTGTGGCGGCGCTGCTCTGGGTGGCGGTGCGTTCCATCCGAGCCCACCAGTCGGCCTTGCTCCGGTCGCTGGCAATGATCGAGTAGACCTGCTTTGCACCTTTGAGAAAGCACAGGTCGCAGTTGCCCTCCAGAGTGCGGCCATTGATCGTCGGTAGCTCCAGATCAAACGGCTGAGCCTTCCAGAATTCTCCGATCTGCTGCACACCTACGTTCGCATCAGCCAGTGGCATCACCATCGTGGCGTATTTGCTCTCTGTCGTGGTCTTGCGGTGCCGTATCTTGGCGACCCGGCGCGGTTCATCAGCTCGGATGCCGGTCATCATGTCGACCGGTGTTTCCTCTGTGGAGCATCCAACCATCCGCAGGTACTTGTGGATCACCCTGATTTTGAGGTCAATGGTGCAGAACCGTGTGACCGGGTTCGGCAGGTAGCTGCGTTTCCTAATCAGCGCTTCGAACGGCTCGCCGTCGCGGCTGGCGGTTTCGTAGGTGACGATGGCGAAGCCTTGATCATCGTCGCGGTGTTCCAGCCAGATGATCGGCACATGCCACCTGCGCGAGCATTCATTCACAAAGTCCAGGGTCGCAGGGTGTTCCTTGCCGGTGTTGGCGAACGTGACGATCAGATCGTCCAGATCATCGTTGGCGTCCAGTACCTGGCGCAGCATGTAGGCGCTGGTCCGACCACCGGAAAAGCTGACGACCGTCGTCCCGGACATTTTGTAGGGAGACATGGGGGTTCCTCGCCGGGGTGGCGTGAGTCGTTGAAGTGGGGTATTACGGGTTACCGGCATTCGGCCGGATCAAGGGAGTGACAAATTGAAAAAGAGTGAATATTTTGCGGAATGCAACAGGCTTTCTGGCGTGATGGCCGAGAAAAATGAGGCGTTTGCCGATTTTGTTGCTGCTAATCCTGACCTATCTCTTCTCAACCCGTCGGATGAATTACTCGAGCAGTTCGATGAGCATCAGGCTGCGCTTTCTATTGCGATTGGCAATTGGCAGTCTTTTTGTGATCAAAACAGAAAGAGTATCCGAGCTAATTAGTTAAGACTTTTGTTTCGGAATCCCGCGCCGCAACACCAAGCTGTGGCGCGGTAATTCATCTTTATGCAGCGAAACTGCCCAGAGCCAGCAGAGCTGCATCGCCCACCTTCGCTTCAAGCACCGACTTGAACTCTTGCGCGATCTCTTCGCGCTGCACGTCCTCGCCTACCCAGCGCAGCTTTAGGACCGGCTGTGCGCCGCTGGTGATGACCGATATTCGCAGGATGATCTCGCGCATTTTCAGGCCTTCAAACGGCACAGCCGAGAAGATCAGCGACGTGGGCAAGGTTTCCTTGCTTGTCGCCTCAATGGCATCCATTGCGCTGCGGCTGGCGCGGGTCTCGCTGACGGTGTGATCGCTTTCCGACGATGCCTTGACCGTGATCGTGCGCACGGCGGCGATGGCTTTGGCCAGCGGGATGTTCTGCAGCTCATCGCCGACCGCTGACAGGGTGCTGTGCCAGTCTTCAATCCAGTCGCTCATGTCCTTCTGCGACATGGCCCGGCCGCTGATCGCCTGCACGGCCTGATAGGCAGCTGTGGGTTTGAGCTTCAGCACGGCGCGATCATCTGCGTGGCCTGGCACTTCCTCGTTGCCCAGATTGAAAAGCACCGAACAGGTCATTTCGTCCTGATTGATGAAGCCTTTTGCGTCGGCGACTGCGCGGTCGGACACGTATTTGGCGAAGTCCTCCAGGGAATTGGTGGAGAACGTGCCACGGAAGCGGCTGCGGCCTGCGCCGAATTGCTCAAGGTTCACGACCTTCGCGCCTTCGGGCAGCACGATGGTGGGCGTGACGGTGTCCAGGACTTTGCCGTCCGCGATCAACGCGGTGTCGGTGATCAGTTGAATTGCTTCTTTCGTGAGGGACATTTGTCAGCTCTCTTTGGGGATGAAGGATTGTTGCGATTGATCAGGTGCGAGGCTTGACCGGTGCTTGGTCGCGTTCGAACAGCTGGCCAGGGTGCGGAGCTTCAGCGAACAGCGTTACTTGGCCGCCGGTGCCGACGTTCATCGGTGTATCAAGTGCGGTGTTCTCGCTCCGGTTACCGCGCTTGGTCGGCACCTTGTAGTCGAGCTTGTGTTTGATTTTCACCATGTGGGAATCGCCGATCTGGCTCATGTCCAGGGTGATGACCAGTTTCCCGGCCTTGCCATGCTCTACAACGCCCGAGGCGACTTCGGAAATTGCGTAACCGATCTGGCTGGCGAAAGCGCCGCCATTCAGCTCATTCAGAAATTCGGTTGTATCGGTAGGGGTGGACATGGGGTTTTCTCCGGGGGCTTGATTCCACTGGGTGGGATGTTGAGTTGAAGAGGGCGGCGGCAATGGTTGGCGCGGGACTGCATGCGCTTCACTTGCGGCGAATCCTGTGCAGCGGGTAATCAATGGCAAAGTCTTTGAGCAAGCGCTCCATCAGCGTGCTGCTGATCCCGATCAGGTCTTTTGCCGCTTTGCGCGAAAGGCCGCGGTCCCTCGCTTCCTTGATGCGCAGCACGTTCAAAGCATCCGTTACCGGATCTATGCGCGCGGCCTTCACACACGCAAGACTTGGGCTTGGATCGAAGGGCTTGTACTCAAACCTGTGCTCGGAGGCGATCTTGCGGAGCATATGGTGGCTGACTCCGGTGTTGCGCCCCACGTCGGTGATGGTGGCTGTCTGCGCCATGTGGCGGATCTGTGCGACCACCTCGTCGCTGACGTGGCCCCGTGGCAGGTTTTGGGTCGATGGCGGTGGCGCAGCTGCGCGTATCGCTTCCTTGGTCCGGCGGTGCGGCTCAGGCGGTCGCGCCGTCGGTGCGGTCATGCGACCGTAGCGCTTTGGCTCTGGCCTGACCGGGAAGCCTTTGAGCGTGCCGATCACGCCACCGCGCTTGAGGAATTCTGCTACTTCCGCCTCGAGCACTGCGGACCGTTCTTTGTTGCGCTGAATCGTGCTCAGCTCTGGACTGATCATCAGCTGACACCGTACAGCGCGAACAGCGCCAGGCCGGTGGCGATGGCGGCAGTCCAGCGCAGCATGTACGACGCGAAAGACGGCTGGCGCACTGGCGTGGTTTCAAGGTGCGAGGCCGCTTTGCACGCTACGCCGTGGCCTTTATGAACCGCACGCACAAGGCCGGTGGAACGCTCAACGATGCCGAACTCGTTGTTGCCGTTCGGAATCACGGTGAAGCGTGGCAGGGCCGACGGGTTGCGCCGGCCGACCTTGTCGTAAAACTCGGCAGTGGAAAGGGTGCAGCGCTGGCGCAGGCCTTCGAGGATTGCACGACGCTGGCTGATTGAGTGGTGCATATGAGGCTCCTTGACCGCATTGGTCAGATACCAGGCGCGGGTGACCAAACCCAGCCGTGAGACTGGCCTGGCACCTGCCGATGCGGTCGGTTTGATTTAGGGGAGGGTGATGCAGGGGGCCGACTTAACGGTTTGAACTCTTCCGCATCGGAGATTGATCGGAACACCAAGGCGCTACCCCTGCTTGATTCCCGCCGCGTTTCAGGTATTGGCCGACAGATTCGGCTCAGGACTTTTCCGGGGCTTTGCGATCCTAGCGCTGCAGCCCGCTTGGGCACGCTCCGATCAATCTCCGATGCGGCCTGGTCAGCGTTCAAGCGTTCCAGGTGTTCGGGCAGTTTTCGTCAGGCTGACGCTGGCGCTGGTTGTTTAGTCTTCTTCCGCTTCAATCATCCTTTCGATGTCGGCGGCAACTGGCTTTTTCCAGTTTTTGATCTGGCCTGTCTCAAGGTCGATGTTCAGGATCAGGTAGTCGCCGTAATGGTTGCCAGGAAAAAAGTCAGGCACGTAGCCTCCATAACTTGCGACTTCTTCGCCCTGAGCGTCTTTCAGACCTGCAGCGAACCCATCGCTGACTTTGATGTGCAGGTGCAGCTCGGTCACATCGACCTGCACCGTTTTCTGCTGATTGATTTGCATGCTGCTGTCTCCGGTTAATTTCCTGTCTGGCCCTGCTGTCAAGGCCAGCCAGTGAAATCGTCAACCTGACGCTGGTTGCTCAGTCGCTGCTGGAGCTGTATGAACTGCTGTCGCTCGATGAACAACTCGAGCTGTCGCTTGAACTGCTGTAACTGTCGCTGCTGCTGTGGCTGCTGCAATGAGAGCGCGCCGGCGTATCGCTGTGGCGGTAAATCGTAGAGTTGAGCGGGTTCAGCGGATGTAGAGGTGAGCTGATTGCGTCGTCAGTGGTGCGTCGCTCGGTCGCTGCTGTCAGCCTGGGTGAACTTCCGCGCCGGATGGGGGCGGGAGAAGCGGGTGGCGCACTGGGCGCTGTTCTTGCCACGGTGTTGCGCGGCCGTATCGACGGTGTTGCGGAGGCATTGCGGCGGAAGAGCCAGGCGAAGAATTTGAACATGCTGTTGCCCTCGGTTGATTTCCCGTCTGGCCCTGTTGCCAGGGCCAGCTAGTGAAATCGTCAGGCAGGCGCTGGTTGTTCAGTTGTCGAAGCCGTACGAGAAGTCGCTTTCCTCGCAATCAATCAACAGGACGGCATTGCCAAAATAAAGCGAAGCAAGGATCCGCTCCCATTTCGTACGGAGATTCATCGTCACCGCGATCTTCTTGTCGTCGATCTTGGCGCTGTATACCTCGCCGAATTCGACTTTAGGCTTCCAGCGGTCGCCGGTTTCTCGCTCACCCTCAACCATCACATGCAGGCTGTGCTTCAGGCTGTAATCTCCGCGTCGTTCGTTGCTATAGCTGTACCGATCACCACCTTCAGGCTGCGGGTCGAAGTGGATGCGGTAGAACTTGCGAGAATGACTCTCTTCCTCCGTAATGCGAATTTCAGGAGCGCTCCACCGCTCTTCAGCAGCTTCTTCCTTGTGCGCATCAATGAACGCTTCGAGCAGATCCTTCAGCGAAATCTCACCAGTGAGCAGGCCTTCACCGGTCAATACCTCGGTAATGGATGCGTCGGCCTGTTTCACGATCGCCGATTCCAAGCCAGCAGCCTCCCAGCGCTCACGCAATGCATTCGCGATCAAAGCGTTGTAGCGTTGAAGCTCGAACATGTCGGTGACATTTGCCGGAAAGGCTTCTTTTACCGCTTTTTTGATTGACTCACCGATGGTGCCGTAGGACCTGAAAGCATCCTCGACGACGCTTTTAAACATCTTGTCGATGCCGTCGTCGATCAGCTCGCGAGGGCGATCAGATACGGCGTATGCGCTGACACGTTCTGCCAGAAGTTGCTCAAGTGTTTGTCCCATGACTCGTTGCTCCGTGTGGTTCTGTTTGGTTACCGCCTGGCCTCGTCCCCAAGGTCAGCCAGTGAAATCTTCGCTCAGCAGATCGCCGCGACTGGCCGGAGCTTTTCCGAGCCCTTGCGACTGATCTTGAGTTCGTAACCACCCCGGCGTGACTCGGGGATCTTTCTGTCTCGCCTCATCGATTCATCGTCCAGCACGGCGTGCAGCACGATCACCGACATGAACATGAGGCAGAGCGGGGAAATTATCTGGCGGCGCATGGCCTCGGCGATCATCGCTGTCTGGCGATTCACGCCCAGCTTGAACATGGCGACCGACAGCCGCTTGACGACCGTGCCCGGCGCGATGCCGAACGTGCGGGCGATTTCCTTGGCTGTGCAGCCTTGGGCGGCTGACAACAAAAACTGCAACTCTCGCGGCGCAAGACCACGGCCGAGGTGGCCTCTCCATGCCCCACATACGATGGTGGTATCCATTACGTTTACTCGGTGGTTGTCATCCCAAAGCACCCGGCAAGCCAGGTGCTTCAGTGATGCTTTCCGTTTTTTTTTCTGTCTTTCCAGCAAACCTGTCGCGCCGGGTAATCGTGCGCGGTAGCAGACTGTGTTTCGTGCTGTTCCCTGAACTCAACGGCCATCTGGCGTCAGGGGTTGTCTTTGGCGATGTTAAAGAGCGGTTCAATCCGCTGGGCCCGTCGATGGGTTGCTGCGTCTCGATGGATTAAAATTAGCACTGCTGATAATTGACTGTCAACAGCAGTGCTAATATATTTTCGCGTGCTCAAAACCCGCTCAGTGGCGGGCCTTATGAATTGATGGCGCTCTGATACAATCCGCAAACTCAAATTGTGGAGCTGGAAATGAAACGGATCATCGCCTTATCTATGTTCGTCTTTTCCCTTGGCGGATGTGCCTCTGGGGCTGTATGGAAAGCCACTGGCAGCACTGACGAATTCACAGACAAGACCACTATGATGGTGACGACTGGGGATTTTTCTTCGGGTAGCAGCATCATGACAAGCTCGCTGAGGTTCTACCCGGTCGTGCGAAAGGAGGGCGGGCAAATCTACGTAGGTGTTATGTCTGGCGGCCGGTTTAAGGTCCCTGTGGGAACCGTGCAGCTACGGATCGATCAAAACGAGGTCTGGACTATAACGCCGCAGGAGACGCCAGTAAGCTCAATGCCTGCTGCGCCGCAGTACGTTCTGAACCTTCCCCCCGAACAGGCTGCCATCGTCAAAAACGCACAAGAGCAGGCCATGATCAACGCCACACAGATGATGAGCCCTTACACCATCGCGGGCGGCGATAAGGCCAAGAAGATTCTCGGGCAGATGCTTTCAGGGAAGGTTCTCAAGTACCGCGTTGTAGGGATCAATCAGGCGGCCTCGACAACTGGCGAGGTTGCGCTGGATCCTTCACTGGCTGGATCGCTAAGGCTGATTGGCATAAGTCAATAGTCGCTACAGTCCTAGCAGTAGACCGTAAGCGTCTTGGCATCACACCTTGTACAGAACACACTGGTTTGACGTAACGGTGTTCGTTTTTACCTAAAAATTTAGGTGCGATCCCTCTCGACCAGTTCGAGATACTGGGGAATGGTTGTCCCTGATAGCGTTTTAATCATTGTGATAATCGTGTTTTTCTTTAGGCCCATTGCCACCCCTCTACGCTCGCAGACTTTAGCGAATCCTTGAGATTCCCAGAAACGTTTAGCCCTTAAGTTATCTGTGACTACTCCGATGCGAAGCCAGCGTGCTCCTTGAGTCACGGCCCAGTGCTCGGTTGCAGCATAGATTAATTGGGCATCACCTTTTCCATGACGGCATCCCTCCAAAATCAGAAGTCCGATATGCCAGACCCCCTCAATAAACAAGTCCTGAATAATATGCTCTACTGCGATCAAACCAACACCTTGCTCACGAAAACCGATAAACCACTGTCTATTGCAAGCCAGTCCGTCCGGTATCTTTAGCTCTAGCTCCGTCGCAGCTTCGTCAGGCCGTGCAGGTTCTCCGTGGCAAATCAAAAAGTATTCGGAATTAAGGTCGAAGAAATTTTGTAGCTCGGCAGCATCTGCTGAATACAATTCATCAGCGTGAATTGCAGGGTTCGCAACTATGGGTAATTGTGAGGTTTGCATTGTTTGTTCCCCGCGTGCGTTTGAGGATCAATCTTACGTGACTAGACCGGTTGCCACTCGTGAGGTAGCAATTGTTCGATTTCACTCGCCCGCTGCGTCGGCAGACGAGTCAGCACATTCTTCAGATACGCATACGGATCATGCCCATTAATGCGCGCCGACTGGATCAGGCTCATGATCGCCGCCGCCCGCTTGCCGCTGCGCAGCGAGCCTGCAAAGAGCCAGTTCTTACGTCCAAGAGCCCATGGTCGGATCTGGTTCTCTGCCCAATTATTATCAATGGGTACAGCCCCGTCATCAAGGTAGCGCGACAGCGCTGCCCAGCGTTTCAGGCTGTAATCGAGGGTTCTGCTGATAGCCGAGCCTTCGGGCACGAGGTCACGCTGGGCGATCATCCAGGCGTGCAGCATGTTCATCACCGGTACAGCTTTTTCTTGCCGTATTCGACGCCTTAAATCCGGTTCCAGATCGCGGACTTCGCTCTCGATTTCGTACAACAACTGGATATAGCGCAGGGCTTGCTCTGCAAGCGTGCTTTTATTCGTGGCGTGCAGCTCGAAGAATTTGCGCCTGGCATGGGCCATGCAGCCGATCTCGGTCACGCCCAGTTCAAAGCTGGCCTTGTAGCCACCAAAATCGTCACAGACCAACTTGCCTTTCCAGTCATGCAGGAAGTTGCGAGCATGCTCTCCGGCGCGGCTGGGGCTGAAGTCGTAAACCACCGCTGCCACATCCGAAAACTGGCTGGTGGCATAGGCCCAAACATAGGAACGGTGAGTTTTCTTTGTTCCCGGCATGAGCATCTGCACCGGTGTTTCATCGGCGTGGATGACTTGTTGCCCGAGTACCACGTCGCGCAGCGCATCGACCAGCGGCTGCAACTGCACGCCCGTCACGCCAACCCATTGAGCCAGGGTTGAGCGTGGAATCGCCAGGCCCGCTCGACCGAAGATCGATTCCTGACGGTAAAGCGGAAGATGGTCAGCAAACTTGGCAATCATGACGTGGGCCAGCAGCCCGGCGGTTGGGATACCTTTATCAATGATCTGCGCCGGAACTGGTGCCTGGATAAGCGTTTCGCAGTCATCGCAGACCCATTTCCCACGCACATGACGTTCAACGCTAAAGACGCCGGGCACGTAGTCCAGCTTCTCGCTGACGTCCTCGCCGATGCGCTTAAGGGCGCAGCCGCATGGGCAGTGAGTGTTTTCTGGTTCGTGATGGATCAGGGTGCGTGGAAACTCACCCGGTAATGCCGTGCGCTTGGGCTTCTGCTTTTTCTCGGTCGGCGTTATCACTACCTGCAAGCTTTGAAGCTCTGCTTCAATTGCCGCGATATCGGTGTCGATCAGGTCATCGAGCAAACTGGCCTGTTCAGGATTCATTTGCTCGCTGCGCTTGGCAAACTTCAAGCGCTTGAGCTGTGCGATCTCGAAGGTCAGCTTTTCGATCAACGTTTGGTCGCGGTGGATCTTCTTTCCCAGGGTTTGGACTGTCTTGCCAAGAGTATCGACCTGATGGTCGAGCGTCTCGACACGCAGTATCAACTGCGCCGCCAAGGCGCGCAGCTGTTCAGGAGTCAGATGGTCGATATTTGGGAGCGAAGTCATGGTGCCGATTTTGCCAGAGCCGACCATTCACGACGATAGACCGATAGGCTAATAGCCGGCATTAAAGCAGTGTGATCGAGCCTCCAGAACCTGCGCGCTGCCATGGCAGACCCAGCACCAATGCCTGAAGTTGCTCGGTATCCAGTTTCATTTCAGAGCCATGACGAATGCCAGGCCAGTGAAATTTACCTTGGTTCAATCGGCGCGCCGCTAGCCATATTCCGAAGCCGTCATGCACCAGCACTTTCATGCGGTTGGCGCGGCGATTGGCGAACAGATAAGCACAGTGCGGCTGCGCCGCACCGAACACAGCGATCACCTTGGCCAGTGCCGTCTCGGTACCGGCGCGCATGTCCATCGGTTCGGTGGCGAGCCAGATGGCGTCGATGCGGATCATCGCAAAAGGTCTCGAAGAAAGGTCACGCAGACGGCAGCACTTTCAGTTGGCCAGTTCACTTTAACGGTGCCCCGAGGGTGCTGGATCTCAACACATATATTCGATGACGCTGCGTGCGAACTTGCTCCGGCCAACGGCATGGGTAATGGAATAAATGCAGGTTGCAGCGCCGTGCTGTTCTGCGTTTGCAGGCGAATCCATTTGTGGACGAGGTTTGCATTGATGCTATGGCTGAGCGCGATGCTGGCAATCGAAGCGCCGGGCTGGGCACACTCTTGAATGACATTGGCTTTGAAGGACTTGGAATAGGAACGGCGTGTTGGCTGCATGAAATACCCGCTTAAAAGGCTAGAACTGGTGCCCACTTAAATTTAAGTGCACACCATGTCTTGGCCTTGAAGGGCTGGGTAGATGACTTGGCCGGACGCATACAGTAGACCCCCTCAGCGGCGGGCCAGGTGGTGCAGGTCGAGGTGGATTCAGCAGGTCGATGCCTGCGCGGGGTAGGGGGTAATGTAGGCGGATTGGAAACAAGAGGCCGGCGCTGGGCCGGCAGATCATAAGCAGGGGGCTGGAGATGGACGCCCTCGTGAGGTGGCGTACAAGCCCGCTCGGTTGACCGGTTGCTGACTACTCAGTGGATCAGTCGATTGTGACCAGCAAGTGAAGACATCATATCAAAGTAGCGCGCGGCGTCTTTAGTATCTGCTAGATTGAATAACTCATCACTATAGTCGCTTGCCATATTTAAATGCGAAGTTATTTCTTTTTCAATTGTGCTCGTCGCAGTGTAGACAAAATAACTTCCAGTTTTATCACCGAGTGCTTTTCTGCCTTCCATGAAGGTCATGACCTTCATAGAGGTTTCTTTTAGCTTGGAGTTGAGGTCGTTAACATTAAAGTCTATGGCCTCAGTAATATGAAACTTTCCGTTTTTTAAAATAAAGTCTGCGTGAAAACCGCTTTTTTCATTTAGTGGGTAATTGTAAACTACTTTGTGCTTACTCAATTCGTCAGTGTTCTTTGCTAGAATATTCATGGACTCAAATTTATCTTTTAGATGGCTTAGAATACGTGGGGTGCGAACAGTCTTTTCCTTGGTTGAGTAAGGCTTTATAAGTAAGTTGAAAAGATTTCTGACTCGCTGCTCGTATTGATTACTATCATCAATAACAAATTCGGCAGTATCAGACAGATAACTAGAGCCGCGGAATCCTCTTAGGATCGACATGGCGCGCTCAGGCGAGCCAGCAAGCTGGGATATTTCTTCGATGGAATTCTTTAGATGCTCAATGTCATCCATGCTAGAGCTACCATCAAGCATACGAAGCTTTGCTGAGGCATTAATGACGCGGACATCGAGTTTTTGTTGCAAAAAAACTACAAGTCCAACATTAATTATCTCTCCGCGCTTAGGATCTGGCATGTACTTTATAATAGAGTACTTAAAACGTTTCATCAGATCCTCCCCTTGATGGTGTTTATTCTGTCAATTCTAGCTTTAGAGCTCCACCAGTCAGTGTAGCTCTTTCTGTCAGATTTTGTCATCCATTCGCCCGGCATATTTTCCAGGATATCCTCCACCTCTTCAGTAGAGATGGCGGCAAGCGCATCTAGGCAGGCTATTGCCTCCGTACGATCATAATTCATCGTGACATTTATCAGTACGAATGAGTCTTGGGTTTTACTGTTTGGATGGAGGGCATCGTAGCCTTCGTGTCCAGTTTCAAAGCAGGCCCTACTAAAATCGAACGCTAAGGCGATGAGCCCGTTGTTATAGCTTTGCCTCCAGAGATAGTTTCCCCAGTGGCGATCTTCATTGTTTACAAAAATATCAAAGGCGTATAGACGGCTAAGAAAAGTCTTCAGGTTGTTAACTTTCTTCCTGCCTTGTAGGATTTCAATTACTTCACTGATGTGAGATATTTTTGTTACTCCGCCCTCCCAAAGCGAGCCGAAACCAAGCGCTCCATCAGACAGCTTAATGAAGGCGTAGTTAGGGGTTGGGATAGTTACCCGATAAGCTAACTCATAGCACATGAGCTCGCTTGCGGGGACCTTCCCCCTACCGTCGTCTGGCTTCTTGACTGCGTAGTCTTTCCCATCCCTAGCGTTGATGATCAACTGCAGGTCAGCTGAGCCTTGGTTGTTGGGATATTCTGTAAGAATGTCTACAGGGAATAGACGTTTCTGAAACCCACCAATGTGCTTGGCTGCGACAGGGCTTACGCCTTTTGCTGAGTCTTCCTTTTTGGTCATTATGCTCTCCTATCCTTGAGTGAAATTATCGCTGTCTTAAGTTTCAGCGCCGTATTGTGACACATCACGCAGACGTCCCTTTCGAAACGTCCAGCATGCGACCGCAGGATGCGGGTACTGCTACCCAGCTTTCGTACGCGCAGCCAGCCCACCCTTCACCTCATCCGCATACCCTATCAGCTTGTCCTCGCTGGCATGAAACACGGTGAATATCTTCAGCACCGCCTGTGCGTCCATCTTGTTGCACGCCGGGCTCAAGTATTCCGCTATACGCATCAGCTCCACTGCTGACCACATGAAGTCAGAGGCGAGGCCTTGCGGTCGCGCGCCAACTTTTGGTTCGGTTTCGTCAGCCCCATGACTGACACTCCTATAAATCCCCGCCGCGCCAAATTACCCGGCCGACGATCTGGTGTTCGTTCGACTCACTGCGCAGATAGAACCTATCCGGGTACGCGGTCTTGTCGGCGTTGTCACTGCACAGTATCCATTGCTGGAGCGGGGCGCGCACCAGGCGCTTGACCACAGTCCCGTCTATACCACTCTCAATCACAAACACGCCGTTCTCGACCGGCTCGACCTGGGAACTGTCGACCAGAAGCACATCCTGGTCGTTGATCGTTGGCCACATGCTTCCCCCGTCTGCGTAGATGACTCGCAGGTTTCTGGGTTGCAATCCCTTCGAGGCAAGCCACTCTTTTTTGAATGCCAGAGTGCTACGGATCTCAACGTGCGGGTTGTCGTGCCCAGCACCAGCAGCCGCCATAGCGGTGAACTGAGGAATAAAAGCGTAATTTTCATCCTTTTCATCCTGTTGAATGAAGGACTCCCTGCTATCAGTCTTGCCCGGCGCGGCCGAAGTCGTTTTCCGCGTGATGCCTCGCCCAAGCGTAGGGCTAACATCCTCGGGCTCAAAATCAAGAACCTCAGAAAGCTTGATAAGGGCTTCAAGGTTTAAGGCCAGCTTCCCCCCAAGGTACTGACTGACAGCGCTTTGCCCTGAATTCCAGCCACACAAAGCACCTACCTCAGCTTGATTAAGGGGAGGGCGCCTGCCTTGAGCCTTGGACTTTGCAACTGCTCGCCGGTACGCGCCTTTGAGGCGTGCGGCGTCGGCCAGCTGTTCTGCTGAGAGTGGTGTTCGGATCGGTTTCGTCATACGCATGATTAAGTAGCAGCGCTGTTATTTATGCAAACAGCACTGCTAATCCTTTCCTTGTTTTTTATAAAACAGCAGTGCTAATATCCGGCCAAACTCAGCAGAGGCACGCCGATGAAGACCGTAACCCTTGGGGAGTACCTGGCAACTCATGGCACCCAGAGTGACCTCGCCAAGGCTCTGGACATTCAGCAGAGCGCCGTATCCCAAATGCACAGATCTGGGCGAAATATCAACATCACATTGATGGATGACGGTTCGCTTTCGGCCTATGAAATCAAGCCAATCCCAGCAAGAAATCAGCCGCTTAAACCCATTCATCAGCCACACACGTCGGTGGCGTGATCGGAATTATCCGCTCAACCGGGAAGGGCAGGTAGTACAGCGGATGGGCTGTTGATTCATCCAGTGATTAATCTTGGAGTAAGACATGAGCGAAAGCAGCAGCCACACCGATGCACTTGACCACCACCGCGAGCAGACCGATGCCGTCCAGCTTTCTGCCGAAGATCGTGAGATTGCGGTGAAAGCGATCTGCAGTCGAGCAACGGGCACCACAACACAGGTCGCTACCCAGATTCTCGCAGGCATCGCTGCGCTTGATGGCCGACGTCTTTCGATCCTGCTGTGGCCGGAAGACTTCACCCGCGAACAAAAAGCCGCCTGGCACAAGTCAGAGGCAGCTTTTTGGGATTCTGCGATTTTACGTTTCCGGCAAGCTACAGAGCAGGCTGAGCAAAATGCGCAGCGAACTCACGAGAAGTCCCCCAGCCCTGAGCAGACTGCCATACGGGCTCCGCTTCAGCAGGACTCAGCTTTAACGCCAGAACCTCTTCACGCAGCAGGTACAGAAAATCCTCGTCATCGACGATCAGGCGAACGTGCTCCAGGCGCCAGTGATGCTTATTGATCAAGTAAAGACGCAGCGCTTCAAGCGGATCGAGCGGTTTCCAGATGGCCTCCGGGCTGCAGCGCAGTCGCTCTGCGAAACACTTCAGCTTGTAAGCGCCAAGCGCTTGCCGAAGGTACTGATCCGAATTGTTCCTTGCCCATCTTTCCTCAGGGTTGTCTCTCAGTGCCTGCTCATACCGATCGGAAAGCGCGTACCACTCCCTCAGGTAGTTCATTTTTTCAAAGCCCATATGTCCGGTCTCCGTGACCTTGTTGTGTGGAAGCAGAAAGCTACCACGGATGCACCGGACACCTATAACGCCTGAATTTTAGGCAAAAAAAAGCCGGTGGCTAGACCGGCTTTTTCAACAACAAACAACGTGAGGTAGCTGGATTATGCACACCACACCATTCCCATGCAATACCGGCCACGCTGGGGCACCCGGATCTGGCGAGCACCAAACCCTGACGCGTCAGGTAATGTCGTCCCGCGAAATTGCAGGGCTGACTGGTAAGCAGCACAAGAACGTCAAGCGTGATGTCGCCACCATGCTCGCCGAGTTGAAAATAGATGCGCTCAGTTTTGAGCACACCTATCTGGACGGGCAGAACCGTAAGCAGACCGAGTACATGCTCGACCGTGAGCACACGGACTGCCTGCTGACCGGCTACAGCGCCGAGTTGCGCATGAAAGTGATTGTGCGCTGGCGGGAGCTGGAAGGTCAGTTGATCGGCCGGCTGCGTATCCCGACCTCATTCGCCGAAGCTCTCCGGCTGGCTGCTGATCAGGTCGAACAGAACCGCAAATTGCAGTTCGTCATCGATAAACAGGCCCCCAAGGTCGCAGCCATCAATCGCCTGGCCAGCGCCGGCGGTGCCATCTGCATCACTGATGCTGCCAAGCAACTGCAACTTGCCCCGTCAACGCTCTTTGCGTGGCTGCACCAGCACCGGTGGATATTCCGGCGGGTCGGTTCTGGTCGTTGGACCGCATACCAGCCCCGCATCACAACCGGCGTGATGGTGCACAAGATCACTGCCCTCAAGCCCGATCCAGACACAGGCGCAGATCGCGCTGCATTTGATCCCCTCATCACAACCAAAGGCTTGGCATTGCTGGCTGAACAGAATATTGGAGCGTCTGCGTGAGCGTTCAAGCAATGTCGTGGGCGCTACAAATCCCGCGCACAACTCTTTCCGATTCAAGCGCGCGTCATGTCCTGCTGTGCCTGGCGAACTACGCCGGTACCGATGGGCGTGGGGCATTTCCCTCTGCAACGACACTGAGCGAAGACACCGGACTTTCCGAGCGAACCGTGCGTTCCAAGCTCGAGCTGTTGCGGGCGTCTGAACTGATCGTTCCAGGCAATCAAGCGCTGGCCGCCGTGTACATCGAGCGCCATGACCGCCGCCCAGTCGTCTATGACTTGCCGATAAAGCGGGGTGCAAATCCTGCACCCCGAACTGAACGGGGTGCAGATGACGGCACGGGGTGCAAATCACAGCAGAACGGGGTGCAGAATTCGACCGAACGGGGTGCGAAATCTGCACCCAATCCGTCACTTAACCATCAATTAACCGAACAGCAGCAGCCGCGCGAGATTTCGGACGTGATCGATGATCAGGACAAGCAGGCCCTGGAATCGACCGATGATCGTCAGCGCTTCGCCATGTTCGCCGACTGGGCACCAGACAGCCGCTACCTGATCGCCCAAGCCCAGATCGCTGGCGTGAAGCCGACCGATATCCCTGATGCAATGATTCGCAGCTTCATCGGCTGGTTTGTGGCCAAACAGAACACCGTAGATACACCCGCCGGCTGGTGTAACCGCTTGGTGGGTTGGTACGTGAAGGAGCGGGCCAAGGGGAACCTGCCAAATTTCGACGACACGTCATGGTCTGACGATCTTGGTGACCTATGACCCAAGCCAAGCCAAAACCGCCCCAGAGCGCTACACAGCTCATGACCAGCATGGGCAACCTGCCGCCTGTCGTTCCGTCGGTTCCGAAAGCACTTCCTCCCGGCACAGCGTCCGTTGTGAACGCGCTGTTTAGGGAGTTGCAGGCGATATTTCCGGCGTGGAAGCAAGCGTGGCCAGACGATGCAGCGTTGCAGGCTGCCAAGCGTAGCTGGATCAAGGCTTTCATCGCTGCGGGTATCAATACGCTGGAGCAGATCCGTTATGGCCTGCAGAACTGCCGTCAGAATGGGAACGACTTCGCACCTAGCGTCGGCAAATTCATCAAGTGGTGTCAGCCAACTCCGGAAATGCTGGGTATTCCATCTCACGACAGGGCATTTCGCGAGGCGCTTCTCAACTTGCATCCATCGCACCGTACATCGCGGGAGTGGTCGCACGAGGCAGTACGCCACGCCGCGCTCCAGTGCGAGATGCATAACCTTGCCGACCTGACGTCGGAAAAGGCCAGCAAGGTGTTCGACCGTGCTTATGACATCACCATCCGCATGCTTGTGCAGGGGCAGTTGCTGGAAGACATCGCAGTCGGCATCGGTCATGACGGACAGAAATCAGAGTTCGAGCGGGCCGAAGAGCTGACGGAGCGGGTCAGCCTCGCACTGATCGCACGACAAGGAATCCCGGCAGACGGTGCAAAGGCGCGTGAGCTGCTGATGGCGAAATTTGGCAGAAGGGCGGCGCAATGACCAAGCAAACGAAACTCAGCAAGGCAGCGCGTGACCGCGAATGCCAGATCCGTTACCCAGGCTGCTCGAGCGAATCCTCGACCACGGTGCTGGCCCATTACCGGCTCGCCGGGACTTGCGGCATGGGCATCAAGCCAAACGACCTCCAGGCCGCTTGGGCGTGCGCGTACTGCCACGACATCGCCGATGGCCGCCTGCGCGCCCCGGCGGTGCTGAGCCGTGAAGAAGTCCGCTTGTTCCACGCCGAGGGTGTCATGCGTACCCAGGATGCGCTGATTCGCGAAGGGAAGGTGTCCCCGTGAAGCCCGCCGAAATGACGTTGTTCAAACCGAAGCGCACACGCGCCAGGTCCGTCGACCGTGAAGGCCTGGAGCAGGCCGCATTGCTGCGCGAGCTCAAGCTGCGTATGCCCTTGGTGGCGGCGCTGATCTATCACGTTCCCAACGGTGGGCACCGGCTCAAGCAGGTGGCGGTCAAGCTGAAAGAGCAGGGCGTGCGCGCCGGCGTTCCAGACCTGGTGCTGCCGATGGCGCGTGGCGGGTACTTCGGCCTGTACATCGAGTTCAAGGCCACGCCGCCGAACGATGCTGCTGTGTCGGGCAGCCAGTACGAGTGGATACGCCAACTCGGCGAGCAAGGCTATCTGGCGATCGTCTGCCGTGGGCACTTCGATGCGATGGAGCAAATCCGCGCATACCTCCGACTTCCTCAGACTGTGGTGGCCGCATGAGCCAGACCCTGCTTACTTCGTTCTCGGATGCGGAAATCCGCCGGCAGGCAGCGAATTCAGAAGTGCGCGACCTGCGCGATGCTCGCTATCCGGGCGTCTACTTCCGGTTTCATCAGAATCGTGAGCGCGGCACCTGGCACCTGGTGGTGGGCAAAAAGTGGGAGAAAATCGCCGGCTTCCCAGAGCTACCTGTGAAAGGCCTGATCAACGCTCTGCCGAAGATCCGGGAGCGCCTTGCGACTGACCCGAAAGCTTCTGCCGCTGCCGGCACGCTGCAGACCGTTGGCCAGTTGCTGGAGTGGTTCATGGTCCGCCAGTCCACCGAGCGCAGCCTGTCGGCAAAGCGCCGCGCCACGAATACCTCAATCATCACCTGCCACCTCAAGCCGCGCCTGTCCGAACTGCTCATTGCCGATGTGGACCGGTCCACCTTGGACAAGCTGGTGATGTGGCCCATGCAGGCCGAAATGTCACTCTCCTACGTCCGGCTGATGTGGGGCGTGCTGGTGGTCGCTTTCCGCCAGGCCGAAAAGCTTCGTCTGATCGCCCAGAACCCGGTTGCCGGTTTCAAGTTCACCGATTTCACCAAGGCCCGCATCCTACCGAAACCATCGCGGCTGCGTGCCGTTCAGCTGGAAGAGGTGCTTGGTGATCTTGCTGCAGGGTTCGACCAGCACCCGCAGGACTGCATGCTGGCCTTGATGATGCTGTGTCACGGCACGCGTGCTGGCGAGACAAGGCAGGCCCGGTGGTCGCACCTCACTCTGGGTGAGCAGGGCGAGTGGTTCATTCCTGCCGAGAACACCAAGACCCGCTGTGAGCATCGACTACCGCTGACCCATCAAGCCTGCGCGCTGCTGGAGAGGTATCGGGACTGGCAGTCGTCGAAGGGCTACAAGGGTGCCTACATGTTCCCGGCTCGCAACCGTGGGCCGATCAGCGACAGCCAGGCATGTGCCGTATTCGCGCGCCTGGGCAAGGGTGAGTGGACGAGCCACGACCTGCGCAAAGTGGCCCGGACCGGCTGGACTGATCTGGGCGTCGATTTCCTGATCGGCGAGATGCTGGTGAACCACACGCTGACCCGCAACGTGCAGACCTATATCCACACCTCGGCTGAACTGCTCAAGCGTGACGCGCTGAACAAGTGGCACGACTGGTTAGACGGGAAAGGCTTTAACCGCATTCACCGCTCGACCCTGACTAGAAACGAAAATTCGCAGAATCCCTTAGAGGCCAATACCGGCGCGGCTTCTAGCGCGATCACGAATCCATAAAAGGCGAGGTTTAAAAATGGACAATCAAGCGGAAATCCCCGACCTGGCCGACCTTGAACGCCTGGCTGAGTCTGCAACGAAGGGGGAGTGGACGTGCGCCAAAAGGGCTGATGGGCGCTTTTGGCACATTGCCAGCGGCAACCAGGCTATAGGCTCGACCCTCGCCGCCAGCAATAAGGCCAACCCACGTTATGCAGCTATGTTTGAGGCAAATGCCCGATTTATTGCTGCTGCCAGTCCTATCGTCGTTTTAGCTCTTATCTCCGAAATCCAGGCGCTGCGCGAGGACGCTGACAGGTATCGCTGGCTTAGAGACAAAAGCGAATCCGGGCATAGCTTCTATTTGAGCGTTCCTCTGTGGCTGTCTGGTATCCGCTTTCGGAAAGAAGATGTGGATGCCGGTATCGACGCCGCCAAGGGCAGCGGTGAGCCGTCATGAAAGGCCAAACGAAGAAGAGTCCCGAGAAAGTTTTGAAAATGGCCGAATTGAGCGCGAATGTTTTGTTTACAGGCCAAGTCGCCACGCTGGTCGAGGGTGAGAGCGCCGCCGACGGTAGCCCGATTTATGAATGCAGCGGCCGCCGTTATTCGGCCCCTTTGCGGATTGGCGTGATGGACAAGCACGGCAATCCGGTTCACGGCGAAAACCTTTGGGTGGGATTGAGGACCATAGCGCCGGAGGCTGATCAGTGAAGAAGATTCACGGCCCAGCTTTCCGCGCTGCCCAATTTGACCTGACCCAGTGCCCGGCCTGCCGAGGCCGCGCTGTGATCAAGGGTGTTTTCCATGAAATGGCCTGCGTGCAGTGCAACGCCTCGGGCTGGGTCGCCGCCGAGACAGGTGAAGCACTCCCGCTTGATGTGCTGGTGACGCAGCTGAGCATGCGCCTGCAGGCCGCTGACCGACAGATCGAACAGTTGAAGCGCCCGGCCCGGATTACTGGACCTGCCGCCATTTATAACCAGAACAACCGCCGCGGTGCCGGTGGATCGAATTACACAGGGGATTGACCATGAAAAAGCGTACATACGTCGACAAGCCGTTGGGCGACACCGAATACCTGCTGGAAAACTGGGGCTCCTGGCGGATGTCTGGCATGGGCGTGCCGCGCTACGTCTCCCCGCTGGCCGCGATGATGAACCAGTGCTGCCCAGAGCCGAGCGCCACGACTTATGTGATCACCGACGATACGGCAATGCTGGTTGATGCCACCATCGCCAGGCTGATCGCGCGCAACCAGCAGATGGGTGACTTCATCTGGTGGTACTTCGGCTCTAAATGGACGATGGTCCGGATTGCCGAGACTCACAAGATGTCGGAGCGATCTGCTCGCGAGGTAATACGTCAGGGAGTGGCATGGATTGATGGTGCCTTGGGCGATATATCCGTAGCAGCGTAGAAAGTTCTTTCAGGCCTGATAAACACCTGTTTTCATGGCACGGTGTTTAGCTGTTCCAGCGCGGCACCACACCCAATTCTAAAGGCTCGCCATATCGGCGGGCCTTTTTCGTTTATAGATCCCGAAAGGGTTGAGACCGGACGCGCACCATGCCCGAAAAGAACCCCGACTTATGGGCGCAGGTCTGGATGGCCCTATCGAATCCACTCTGGCAGGGCGCGATCATGGCCATCATCGTCTCACTACTGCGAATCCTCTACGACGCCAAAGAGACCAGCAAACGCCGGATCTGCTTTGAAGCGCTGATCTGTGGTGCGTTGAGCCTGGTTGCGTCCAGCCTGATCGAGTGGATGGCATGGCCGCCCAGCCTGTCAGTAGCTGCTGGTGGAACCATCGGCTTTCTTGGCGTTACCGCCATACGCGAACTGGTGACACGGTTCATTGGCCGCAAGGTGGACATCACATGAAGGCTATCGCAGCTGCGATCATCATTGGCCTTGTTGGCCTGCTGCTCGTTGGTATCCAGCAGTACCGCGTCGTCGCCCTCAGTGGTGCCATGCAGCTGGAGACGAAGAGCAAGAACGACGCCATCGCTGCCAACAACGAGAGCCAGGCCACCATCACCACGCTGCGGGCCGAGGCCCAGCGTAACGCTGCATATCAGAAAGACCTGAACCAGCGGATCAAGGCCAGCGAAGACAAAGCCAAAAAGGCGAGGAAAGACTTTGAAAAGCTCAAGACAGATAGCAAGCCTGTTCGTGACTGGGCTGCTCAGCCTCTGCCTGACGGCCTGCGCGGCAAAGCCGGTGCTGGTGACAAAGACATCAGCGGTAAGAATTGAACCCCCTGAGCTGATCCCTTGCGAACGCATCAATGCTGATGAGGCCGATCTGCGGCTGAACGGTGATGTGTGGGAGCTCAAGGATCAGGCCATCAAACTGCTGGATACGTGCGCTGACCAAGTCGACGCACAGATCATGCGCAGTCAGAGTAAGTGAGCAGAGGTCGACCATGTCCAAGCCCGAAAGCTTTCATAACTGTAACGACGGCCGAGGTGTCAGGCGCGTATACGTCAATGGCAACGAAATACAGCTCGTCGTCTGGTGCGATACCCGCCAAGGTATCGTGGTGTTCTTGCCACATCCGTTCAAGGTAAACCGGCGCTCGGGCACCGTGGTTACGCGCCGGTTGAAAGGCGTTGTAACTGTCGAGCAGGTGAACTGATGTCGTGCAGTGGATGCGACGCCCGTCGCGAGCGGATCAAGAAGTGGACGAAGGTGGCATATGAACGAGCACAGCAACTCTTTACTCAGCCAGATTCTGGCCGAGCAGGTGAGGCAGACAGAGCTGCTGCAGAGCCAGACCAGCCTGCTACAGCTGATGGCGGACCAGCAACTGATACTGATCCAGGAGCTGGCAGCCAGTGAGCAGTGCGATCCAGACGCCGAGCCGACCACCTACATGGACGGTACTTTGATCATTGGCCGCAGCTGATGGCATTGAAAGCTATCAAGCCCAGGCTGAAAGAGGTAGAGGGTCGGCAGCTCAAGGCAGTCAACCCCGAGTCATGGCGATCGGGCAAGACCACCGCGGCGCAGCGGGGATACGGATACAAATGGCAGCAGGCGCGCCTCGTCCACCTGAATGCGCATCCCCTTTGCGCCTATTGCGAAAGGCTCGGCAGAGTTACAGAGGCTACGGTGGTGGATCACTCCACGCCGCACCGTGGTGACATGAAGCTTTTCTGGGATCGCAGCTTGTGGGTGTCCTTGTGCGCGTCTTGCCACTCTTCTGTGAAGCAGGCAGAGGAAGCTGCTGGGCTGTGGTAAGTGGTGGCAGTGGCGTGCTACAAAACATACCGCATCTCTTGCACGCCAATGACGTGCTACATAAGGGCTCTCCTAATTAACGTCACTGACGTGCTACAAGAGCCATTACGGTGCGGCACGTCTCTGACGTGCCGGGGGGGGGTATAAAAATTTACGATCTCTTCGCGTCCCAGACCACTCACCCTCCCATCGAGAGATTTAATTCCCCTTAACAGGATCCGTTAACTATGGCGTTAACCGAACAAAAGCGCCGGTACGCCGAAGCGCGGCTGTCCGGTGAAGGCAAAAAGCAAGCGGCAATTAGCGCTGGATGCCCCGTAAAGACTGCGTCTCAAGCTGCATCCAGACTTGAAAAAGACTCTGAGGTCCAGGCTGCAATGGGGCGGGCAACCGTTGTTAAGTCTGCGCCCAAGGCCGAGTTACCCACCGGTGACCCCGACCCGTACATCCCCCAGGTAGCAGATGACCCGCTCGTGTTCTTCAAATCAATGATGAACGATCTGGTGGCGCATCCAAAGTTGCGCCTGGAGGCCGCCAAAGCGTTGGCCGCTTTTACCGTCCCGAAGCCTGGGGAGTCGGGCAAGAAAGAACAAAAAGCAGACGCCGCTCAGCGGGTTGCGTCCGGCAGATTCAAAACCAGCGCGCCCCCCCTTCGATCGGTGAAATAAATGGAATGGTCCACGGCCTGCCTGGATTGGGAAAGGCGGATCGTGGCGGGCGAGTCCCTGATTCCGTTTGCTCCGCTCTATCCAAGCGAAGCCGAAGCGGCGCTGGATATCTTCAAATCGCTGCGAGTTGTCGACGTACCTGGTCAACCGACATTTGGTGAGTGCTGCGAGCCCTGGGTATTTGATTTCGTAGCTGCCATCTTTGGCGCCTACGACGCCGAGACGGGCAATCAAAAAATCCGAGAGTTCTTCCTGCTGATCAGCAAGAAAAACGCTAAGTCCACAATTGCTGCCGGAATAATGGTGACCGCCCTGGTGCTGAACTGGCGGGACAACGAAGAGCTGCTGATTCTGGCTCCGACAATTGAGGTTGCGCAAAACAGCTACAAGCCCGCCGCTGCAATGGTGCGTGCCGATGAAGAGCTCAGCGAGTTGTTGCATGTGCAGGACCACATTCGGACCATCACTCATAGGGTGACCAGAGCCGCATTGAAAGTGGTCGCCGCTGACTCCGACACAGTGTCCGGTAAGAAATCCGGGAAAATTCTGATCGATGAGCTCTGGGTGTTCGGGAAACGACCGAACGCAGACGCGATGTTGATGGAGGCGACCGGAGGCCAGGTTTCTCGTGACGAAGGCTGGGTTATTTTTCTGTCCACCCAAAGCGACGAGCCGCCAGCCGGAGTGTTTAAAGAAAAGGTCGACTACTTCAGAAACGTCCGAGACGGAATTGTGGTCGACAACAAATCGTTGGGTGTGATCTACGAGTACCCCAAGGCGATGATCGAGTCAGGAGCCCACCTGAAGCCGGAGAACTTCCATGTTCCCAACCCGAACATGGGGAGGTCGGTGAGCCGGGAGTGGCTGGAAGATCAGATCCGCAAAGCACTGGATAAAGACGCTGGGGCGAGAAATAAGTTTTTTGCCAAGCACCTCAACGTCCAGATAGGCCTGGCCCTTCGGAATGATCGCTGGGCCGGCGCAGACTTCTGGCTTGCCGCAGCCGAGCCGGGACTGACATTAGACAGCCTGATCGAAAAGTCAGAAGTGATCGTGGTAGGCATCGACGGCGGCGGGCTTGATGACTTGCTCGGGTTGAGCCTCATCGGTCGCGAGATTGGCACTCGGCGCTGGCTGCACTGGGCCCATGCGTGGGCGCACAAGATTGTGCTCGAGCGCCGCAAAGACATCGCGCCTGCGCTGTTGGATTTCGAGCGGCAAGGCAGCCTGACCATTGTCGATAAGCCAGGTGGCGACGTTCAGCAGGTCGCTGATGTGATCTGTCGCATCAACGACCTTCAACTGCTCCCGCCTGAGCATGCCATCGGCGCTGACGCCGCAGGCATCGGCGATATCGTCAACGAACTTCAAGCCCCAGGGCGGGGAATCGTTGAAGAGCAGATCAACGCGGTATCCCAAGGCTGGAAACTCAACGGCGCAATCAAAACCACTGAGCGCAAGATCGCCGGCGGGGAGATGGTTCACTGCGGCACGCCGCTGATGAACTGGTGCGTGGGCAATGCCAGGGTTGTAGCGGTCGGCAACGCCGTGACGATTAACAAGCAGGTGAGCGGCTCGGCAAAGATTGACCCGCTGATGGCGACCTTCGATGCCGTGACCATGATGGCGCTCAATCCTGAGCCAATGAAAAAGAGATTTCAGATGTTTTTCGTGTAGCCCATGGCTACGTCACCAACCCGCCCTGTGCGGGTTTTTGCTTTTCTGGGATACCGAAAATGAACAGAGCCTACAGCGTCCTTGAGATCAAGGCGGTAGATGAAGAAGCCAGGATCATCACCGGCATAGCCACAACCCCGGCCACAGACCGGATGGACGACGTGGTCGAGCCAAAGGGTGCGCAATTCAAGCTGCCCATCCCGTTTCTCTGGCAGCACCGCCATGACGCTCCGGTCGGCAATGTCACGAAGGCCGTGGTAACCGACAAGGGCATCGAAGTCACCGTACAGCTGGCGAAGATCGATGAGCCAGGCACCCTCAAAGACCGACTCGATGAGGCTTGGCAATCGATCAAGGCTGGGCTGGTTCGAGGCTTGTCTATCGGTTTCTCGCCCATCGAGTCGGCAAATATCGACGGAAGTTGGGGCAGGCGCTTCCTCAAGTGGGAGTGGCTTGAGCTTTCGGCCGTCACGGTCGCCGCAAACGCTGAGGCGACCATCCAGACCATCAAATCGATCGACTTGAAGCAGCGGGCCGCGTCTGGCCAGTCGGTGCTTCCTGTTGTGCATCTCGTGAAACCCGCCGGCGCTTCGGCACCCGTCATCAAAACTTTCGAAATACCGAAGCCCGAGGAGGGCAACATGAACATTCAGGAACAAATCAAATCTTTCGAATCCTCGCGAGCTGCCAAGGCTGCTCGCCTAGAAGAGATCATGTCCAAGGCTGCTGACGAAGGCCGCACACTTGATGCTGCTGAGTCCGAGGAGTATGACGGCCTTGAAGTCGAGCTCAAATCGGTGGACAGCCATTTGGGTCGCCTGCGCGGGCTCGAAAAGTCCATGGTTTCCAAGGCAAAGCCCGTCGAGCCAAACCGGGTGAACAGCGTGCAAAAAGGAAATGAGTTCCGTGATAACGCTGTCATCCGTGTGGAGCGCTCGCTGCCTAAAGGCACCGCGTTCACCCGCTACGCGATTGCGCTGGCTCGCTCCAAAGGCAACCTGATGCAGGCGCAGGAGATCGCAAAAAGCTGGGAAGACTCCACGCCTGAAGTGCTCACTGTTCTGAAAGCAGCGGTTGCGGCAGGCACCACTACTGACCCTGCCTGGGCAGCTCCACTGGTTGAATACCAGAATATGTCCAGTGAATTCATCGAACTGCTGCGCCCCCAGACTATTCTCGGCAAGATTCAAGGCCTTCGCCTGGTCCCGTTCAACATCAAGATGCCGGGCCAGACCTCTGGCTCCAGCGTGGGCTGGGTGGGTGAGGGCAAGCCAAAGCCGGTATCGGCTCTGGCGTTTGACACCACCACCCTGCGATTCACCAAAGCCGCCGGTATCGTCGTGCTGACCGATGAGCTGGTGCGCTTTAGCAACCCTAGCGCAGAGGCGTTGGTGCAAACCGATCTGACTGCGTCGATGGCTGAATTCTTGGACGTTGCGTTTGTTGACCCGGCAATTGCTGCGGTAGCCGATGTCTCGCCGGCCTCGATCACCAACGGCATTACGCCGATTGTTGCGAGCGGCACCACCGCCGAAGCTTTGAAAGCAGACGTGAAGCGCCTTTTCGCCAGCTTCCTGGCTGCCAACATGACCCCGGCTGGCGCTGTGTGGATCATGACTCCAACCATGGCGCTCACGATCAGCATGATGACCAACGCCCTCGGTCAGTCCGAGTTCCCTGACATCGACATGAATGGCGGCACTTTTGTTGGACTACCGGTCGTAGTGTCGGAGAGCGTGCCAGCCAACTTGGGGACTGGTGATACGGCAGTCGGTGCCGGGCAGCGCCTGATTCTGGCCAAGGCCTCAGAAATTCTGCTCGCCGACGACGGTGGTGTGACCATCGACGTGAGCCGCGAAGCCTCCCTGCAGATGGATAGCGCACCAGGCTCTGGCTCTCAGGAACTGGTCAGCCTCTGGCAGAACAACATGGTGGCTTTGCGCGCCGAGCGCTTCATCAACTGGAAGCGCCGTCGTCCATCGGCAGTCGGCTACATCGACTCGGCGAACTACGAATCCTAATCACGGCGGGCCGGGGTTTACCCCGGCCTACCGCAAGGAAAGGAGATATCAAAGTGAGAATGGTAGCGCTGAAGGAATTTCGGTATGCCGGAAAGCAACTTGTTGCAGGCGATTCGTTCGATGCAGTAGAGAAAGATGTGAAGGTGCTTCGCGCGATAAAAAACGCGCGAATGGACACCGAAGAGGTCCTGCCGACCGATTCGACTCAGGATTTGACTGAGGACAAATCCGCATCGAAAAAGCGGGTCTACAAACGCCGGGACATGACGGCAGAATAAAACGTGGAGCCGCGATGAAATTTTTCAAATTTGGCCGTGGCACTGAGGAAAAGTCGCTTCGGCCGGCTGATAATCGCGGCGGTTGGATCGGCGTGGTGCGAGAGGCATTCGCCGGTGCGTGGCAGAAGAACGTCGAGGTCAATCAGGACACGGTCCTTGCCTTTTCTGCTGTATTTGCCTGCATCACGTTGATCGCATCGGATATCGCAAAACTGCGGCTCAAGCTGGTCCAGCTGACTGATGACCGGATATGGGAAGAGACCACAAGCCCTTCGTTTTCCCCGGTGATCAAAAGACCCAATCATTTTCAAAACCGAATCCAGTTTTTTGAAACATGGTTTTTGTCCAAGCTCACTCAGGGCAATACCTACGCGATGAAACTGCGCGACGGGCGCGGAGTGGTGATCAAGCTGTACGTACTGGATCCGCGTAGGGTGACGCCGCTTGTGGCTGATGATGGCAGCGTTTATTACCGCTTGCTCGCGGACAACCTTTCGACGCTGGAAGATGGGGTGGTGGTGCCAGCCAGCGAAATCATTCACGACCGGATGAACTGCCTTTTTCATCCTCTTGTAGGCGTGTCACCCATCTATGCATGCGGCCTTGCCGCTATGCAGGGCAATGCTATTCAGAACAACTCCGCGAACTTCTTCCGCAACGGGTCAAAGCCGGGGGGAGTTCTAACTGCCCCTGGCGCTATTGCAGACGACACCGCGAAGCGACTGAAAGAGCACTGGGACAACAACTTTTCTGGAGAGAATGCCGGACGGGTAGCGGTCTTGGGCGACAACCTGAAATACGAGGCTATGGCGATCTCCGCGGCTGATTCGCAGCTGATCGAGCAGCTGCGGTGGTCTGCGGAAACGGTCTGCTCTGCGTTTCACGTCCCAGGTTACAAAGTCGGTGTTGGCGCTCAGCCCAACAACGCCAGTGCAGAGATATCCAACCAGATTTATTACTCCGACTGCCTCCAATCTTTGATCGAGGCTGCGGAGCTGTGTCTGGATGAGGGGCTGGAGCTGCCAGCGCCGTATGGGACCGAGTTTGATCTCGACGGCCTTCTGCGTATGGACACGGCCACTCTCTACAAAGCGAACAATGACGCTGTCGGTGGCGGCTGGATGAAGCCAAACGAAGCTCGGCGCAGAGCCGGCCTGGCACCGGTGCAGGGCGGTGACTCACCGCTGGCGCAGCAGCAGAACTACTCCCTGGCAGCGCTGGCTAAGCGCGATTCAAAGGCCGATCCGTTCGCAAAAGGATCTGATGCGATCGCCTCGGCTGCTCCCAGCTCGGCCCCGCCGGCATCGGCCTCTGAAGATGACCTCGTTGACCAGGCGCGCATGCTCGCGCTACTGATAGAGAAGGAATTGACCATTGAACCTTCGTGAACTGGAAGCCCAGGCGAAAGCGTTCGCCCCCATGCTAAAAGGCGTTGTTGATCGGGCTGTTGAAGCGTTTCGAGGCTCACTGGCCAAAGATCTGGACGACCGTGATCAACGGCTGCTCGCCGATGTCTCGAAGTCGTTGGAGGGGCTGTCCACTGATGTTGATGAAATCGCCCGGGCTGCTGCTGCCCTGATCACTCCGCCAGAGAATGGCAAGGACGCCGATCTGGTGCAGATTCAACGGACCATCGCCGAGGAAGTGGCCAAGCTTCCCAAGCCTGCCGATGGTGCATCTGTCACCGTCGAGGATGTTCTACCGCTGATCGAGGAGCACGTACAAGCGGCCGTAGCCTTGATGCCTGTGCCAAAGGATGGCAAGGATGCTGATCCGGAACAGATTCAGCTGACCATCGCCGCAGAGCTGGCCAAGCTTCCCGTGCCTGCTGACGGAACGTCGGTGACGATTGATGACGTTCTACCTCTGATCGAGGACCAGGTGAAAAATGCCGTGGCTTTGCTGCCGATGCCCAAAGACGGCAAGGACGCTGATCTGGAGCAAATTAATCGGACCATCGCCGACGAGGTGGCCAAGCTTCCTAAACCTGCCGATGGTGCATCTGTCACCGTCGATGATGTTTTGCCGTTGATCGAGGAGCAGGTGAGCGCTGCTGTTGCTGCGATACCTCTGCCGAAAGACGGTGATAGCGTCTCCATTGAGCAAGTCCAGGTGCTGGTTGATAAAGCAGTGGCATCAGCTTTGGCTGGTATCGAGCCTCCCAAGGCTGGCGAGCCAGGGCGCGACGCAGCGCATATCGAAATCGGTCCGGCCATCGATCCTGAAAAAAGCTACCCGCGCGGCTCATACGCTAAGCACTTGGGCGGTCTGTGGCGAAGCTTTGAGGCAACGTCAGGTATGCGGGGCTGGGAATGCATTGTTGATGGCGTCGCCAGCCTGAGCGTCGAGCAGGATGGTGAGCGAGGCTTCAAGGCCGTTGCTCAGCTTTCCAGCGGCAAAACCGAAGAGAAGGCTCTCACGCTGCCAGTGATGATTTACCGAGGAGTCTTCACCGGAGCCTCTCACACCCCAGGCGACACCGTCACATGGGGTGGGAGCCTCTGGCACTGCGATGAGGCCACCAGCGACAAGCCTGGCGAGCTCAACAGCAAGGGTTGGCGACTGGCCGTTAAAAAGGGCCGAGACGGCAAGGATGGCAACCACGGCAAAGACCTGGTCAAAGGGGTATCCATCAAATGATGTTCATCACTCTGGAAGAGGCGAAAGACCACCTTCGTGTTGATGATGATGCTGAAGACAATGACATCAAGTTGAAGACGCACGCTGCCAGCGGTGCAGTTCGCAATTATCTGAAGTCGGCAGCGGATATCTACTTTGATGCGAATGGGGCGGTCATCACAGCATCAATCCCTTACGAAGTCCAAGCCGCAACCATGCTCATGCTTGGGTATCTGTACAAGGATCGCGACGAAAATTCGAGCGGCGCCTTCGAGCAGGGCTACCTGCCGAAACCCGTGACGGCTCTGCTTTATCCACTGCGCACGCCGGCGCTCGCATGAGCCTGAGCGCAGGTCGCCTGCGACATCGAATCATTTTCCAAGCACTCGGCACCACTCAGGACCCGAAAACCGGTGAAGAGGTCAAAGGCTGGATAACCGTGTGGGACAAGGTGCGCGCTTCCGTCGAGCCACTGAGTACCAACGCCCTTATCGCCGCCCAGGCGGCACAGTCTGATGCCACGGCGCGGATCGTCATTCGTTACCGCAAAGGGGTGCTGCCGACGATGCGGATTCTGTTCCGTGGAGATGTGTACAGCATCAAGGGCCAACCACTGCCTGACACGGTATCGGGGTTGGAGTATCTGACCATTCTTGTTTCAAAGGGGGTGCTCGATGGCTAGCCAAACAAGTGTCGACATGCGGGGCCTGGAGGGCGTGGTGCAGAAGATGAAGACGCTGCCCGGCAAGTTGCAGCGCTCTGGGCTTCGCAAGGCTGCCCGGCGCGCTATGAACATCGTGCGTGACGCCGCTAAGGCCAATGCCAAAGCGCTGGATGATCCGAAGACGGCCGAAAAGGTCTGGAAGAACATCGTCACGCAGGAATCGGCGAAGCGATCCAGGCAGGAAGGCGGCGTGGTCATGCGTGTGGGTGTCCGCGGTGGCGCTGGTAGCAACCAGCACAGCAAGGAAGCGGCAGGAAATCCCGGCGGCGACACTCGCCACTGGCGTTACATCGAGCTCGGCACTGAGCACAACCCAGCGGACCCTTTTATGCGTTCTGCCTTCCAGTCGAACGTTCAAAACGTCACGGACAAGTTTGCCAGCGAGCTGATGAAAGAGATCGACACTGCGCTGGGTGGTATCTGATGGCCGCACCGATATTTGCTGTGTGTGCTGCTGATCCGGCGGTGCAGGCGTTGCTGGGCACGTCACCCACCAGGCTTTATCCGTTTGGCGAGGCCCCCGAAGGTGTGGCCAAGCCCTATGCGGTCTGGCAGGTCATCGGCGGCAACCCTGAAAACTACCTTTCTGGCCGTCCCACTGTGGACGGATACGCACTGCAGGTTGATGTCTACGGCGATTCGGCGTCGTCCGCCCGCGCAGTGACAGAGGCCATTCGGGACGCTATTGAACTGACCGCTTACATCGCTCGCTGGGGTGCGGAGTCACGCGACCCGGTAACGAAGTCCTACCGCAGCAGCTTCGACGTGGACTGGATGGTTCATCGGTAAGCCCTGTTTGAAAAACCATAGCCCGCCTTGAGCGGGTTTTTTTATGCCCGTCATTTGGAGAACATCATGGCGATTTTGACTCAAGGCACGCAGATGTACGCACTGGTGCCCACTGTTGCCGACCCCACGAAGCTTGAAGTCATCGAGGTGGAGTGCATTACAGCATTCAGCCCAGGCGGCAACCCGGCAGATCAGATCGAAGTCACCTGCCTGAGCGACAAAACCAGACGCTACATGCGTGGGTTGCGGACCCCAGGACAGGCCACTTTTTCGGTGGATGCGGATTCGAAAAACGCTTCCCACGTCCGCTTGTACCAGTTGTCCGAAGATGACTCGGTTGAAAGCACCGCATGGGTTGTGGGTTGGGCTGACGGATTTGATATCAAGCCGACCTTGAACGCTGCCGGTACTGATTTCTTGCTTCCGGAAACGCGCACCTGGTTCTTGTTCGACGGCTACGTCTCCGACTTCCCGTTCGACTTCGCTGGCAACACCGTCGTCAAGACGGCGGCCACCATTCAGCGCTCGGGCGGTTCTGCCTGGGTTCGCAAAGTCATTGCTCCGGCAGCGTAAGGAAAAATCATGAATCTGGCAGAACTCAAGAAGAAGGGCGGCGTGGTCGCTGACATCCTTGTGAAAAAGGAAGTTGAGTGGAAGCACCTCGACGCGAAGGGCAAAGAAGTCATCGACAAATTCAAGGTGCATGTGCGCCGCCATACCTTTGGGAACATGGAAGGTATGTTTTCCGGCGGTGAAGCGGAAACTTCCAAAAACGCCCGTTACCTGTCGCTCAGCATCATGCTCGGCGAAGAGGGCACGGAAGAGCTGCCATTCAGTGACGCGGTAAACCTTGACCCGGCTTTGGGCTTCGTTCTGATGAGCGCGGTGAACGAGGTCAACAACCCGGTAAAGAGCTGACCCCTGCCGATGAGCTGATGCATGAGCTGGTGCTCAACGGCATTGGCGGGCGAACCATTGCCGAAGCAAAGGCCAACATCACCTATTCAGAGGTGTTGGCCTGGTCGGCGTACAGGGACAAGCATGGTTCGCTCAACCCGATGCGCCGGATTGAGCTGTCCGGGGCCTTGGTTGCATTGCAGGTGAATCGGGCGAACGGGGGCGAAGCTGATCTTTACGACTTCATGCCGCATGCAGAGCGTCCGGCGATCACTCTAGAGCAGGCCATGAAGGAATGGGGTTAGCGTCTGTAGTGTTAAGTGGTAGATTCCTCGGAAACCAAAATGAAGGATCATCATGCGAATTTTTTTCGTTTGCTTAGCCGTTGCAATGCTCGCGGGATGCTCTACATCCCCTATATCAGCTGAAAACGCAGAGCCCGTCCCGAAATCACGCTTTCATGCTTTCGGAAGTAAAGCGGATGCTCAGCTCGTGGTTACTAGAGACAGCGGATTTTATGGCGCTGCATGTAACTACTATTTTTACATTGATGGTGTACTTGCGGCGGAGTTTGCCTCAGGCGAAGTAGCTAAGTTCGGCGTGAAACGCGGTAGGCATATTTTGGGCATAAAACCCAGCCTTGTATGCTCAGGCAAAGCGCTTATTGAAAGGGAGATCCAGATAGAATCGGGCGAGTCGGTAAGGAGGAGAATCCACGTTTCCGGTGACTCCTACGACATCTCCCCGACCACGATGTAATTAAAAACCAAAAAAACCCGCTTCGGCGGGTTTTTTATTGCGTGGAGAAAAGCACATGGCGTCAAGATCACTTGGCACATTGACGCTGGACCTGATCGCGCGGATCGGTGGATTTCAGCAAGGCATGGACCGCGCGTCCCAGTCAGTTACCCGGACCGGCGCCGCAGCTGATGCTGCTTCCGCCAGGGTGAGCGCGATGCAGGGGCAGATGCTGTCCCTATCGAACATGGCTTCAAGCTTGGCAGGGCCGCTGGCTTCCGCGTTTAGCTTGAGCGCGATTTACAAGGCATCGGAAGCCTACACGTCCCTGACCAGCCGCTTGAAACTGGTTACGGAAGGTTCTGCCGAACTCGCTACCGCGCAGAATGCTGTTTTCTCCATTGCTCAAAGTGCCTACCAGCCTTTGAGCGCCACTGCTGAGCTGTACCAGCGCATTGCGACCAACCAGAAAGAACTCAAGCTTACAGGCGAGGGCGTGGCGGGGGTGGTGGGTACCATCAGCAAGACGCTGGCTATTTCCGGTGCATCTGCGGATTCAGCAAACGCTGCGTTGATCCAGTTGGGTCAGGCATTCGCATCCGGCGTGCTGCGCGGCGAAGAGCTGAACAGTGTAATGGAGCAGGCACCGGCGCTGGCCCAGGCTATCGCGGCTGGTATGGGCAAGACCGTTGGCGAGTTGCGCGCACTTGGCGCTGCTGGTCTGCTTACTGCCGACTCCGTTGTGAAGGCGCTACAGGCGCAGGAAAAGGCTGTAGCTGATCTGTTCAACAAGACTGCGGTCACGATCGGCAACAGCCTCACAGCCACAAGTAATTCCCTGACCCAATTCATCGGCAGGATGGATCAGGCGAGTGGTGTCAGTGCTGCGATATCTGCCAACATCGTCAAGGTATCGCAGTCTATTGATGGGCTGACGAAGGACTTCGGGGCCACATCGAAGACCTTCGAGCAGGTTTCAAGCGCAGCTGAAACGCTGGCGTACATCATCGGTACGCGTATGGCAGTGGCCGCTTTGCAGGGGGCTGCCAGCTTCGCTATGGCCACGAAGGCCTCAGTAATGCAGGCCGGCGCGCTGGCGTATTCAACTGCGCAGAGCATCCGCAATACCGCAGCCGAGGCCGCAGCGGCAAAACAGTCTCTACTGAATGCTGAGTCAAAATACGCAGACGCCAACGCAGGCATGGCCCGGGCAAATGCTGAAATCGCGGCTGCCGGCCAGAAGGTTGCGTCAGACCGGATGCGTCAGCAGTCCGAAATCAACAACCTCAAAAGTGTCCAGGCAGCGCTTGCAGCTGAGCGAGTGCTCGAGGAGCAGCGCCTTGCTGCGCAGATCAGTGAGCAGGGGCGTGCAGCAGCTCGAAATCGCATGGCTTTGGCGCGCCTTGATGAAGTTGCCATTATCCGGCAGATACAGGCTGCCGAAACCAGCCTTGCCGCCACGACCATCGCGACTTCGCTGGAGATTCAAGCATCTTACGCCGCCAGGAGTGCCGCCGTCGCAGCGGCGGGCGAGACGAAGCTCGCAGTTGATGCCGCTTCTCGTGCTTCGGATGCTGCAACGGCGGCCGCTTCCAGAAGTAGCACCGCTATGGTGGCGGCATCAGCAGCCGGTCGTGGTGTTCTCGGTCTTCTGACAGGACCGGTAGGGTTGATCGCTATGACGGCTCTGGTAGCGGCCTCGTTCATTGATTTTGGCGGCGGCGCAAACAGCGCGACAGCTGCACTGATCGACCAGAACCTGACGCTGGATGAGTCGATCACGAAGTTTAAAGAGCTGGGCCAGGCGCAGAAAATGCTACAGGCCTCGACATGGATGTCTAAGCAAGCTGAGGCGTCCGAGGCGGCGGCGAAAGCATTTGATGATTTCTCAATCCGTGGCCGGAACGCATATCAAAACCTCGGTGCAGCAGGCATTGAAGGTGGCAAGGCCTTTGAGCAGATGCTCAGTCAGGTTCGTAACGGGTCGAGGACACTTGCGAGTGTCACCGCTTCTGTCAAAGAAAATGGCGACATCATGCCAGCCTATATTTCCTTTCTTGAGAAATCAGCGGCGGCAAACGAAAGTAGTGGTGAGCAGGCCGAAAAATACGGAAAGCTTCTCTCTGGCGCGAACCAAGAGACGGCCAACTTGGCTTCGCAGTCGAAAGGGCTTACAGCTGCTATGGCGGGCGCCGGCGGCCAGACGAAGGGTCAGATTGCCGATTTTGAAAAGTACATTGCGAAACTGATTGAGACCCGTAATTTGTTCGGCGCGAACGCCGAAGCCCAAGCCGCGTACGCTGCTGATCAGATGAAGCTGACCACTCAGCAGCGCGAGCAAGCCAAGGTCATATCGCAACAACAGGATGTGCTGGAAAAATACAAGGATGCAGTAAAGGAAAACGACAAGGTCCAGCAGGACGCCCTGAAACGGCAATTGATTGGCCTTTACACGATTGAGCAAGCGGCAACCGATGCTGCCGCCGCAACAAAGTTAGCGCATGACAATTCTTCCAAAGCTGCCACAGAAAGCGCGAACAAGCAGATTGAAGAAATGCGCAGGGTAATAGACGCCGCCGCCAACATTGCCAAAAACTCCAGCTTCCTGAGTGGTCGCAACATGTTGATTGCGCCTCCGGCTCAAGCAGATGTGACCGGTCGAAGCATGGTCTTGCCTGGTGTCGAGACGCCGAAAGCCGGGAAAGATCCTCGTACCGATCCAACGGCGCGTGCGAATGCGGCAATTGCTCAGATCAACGAAACAACTGATCCGAACAAAGGCAAAGGGGAAAAGAAATATCAGGAAGATGCGGCTCAGAAAGTTCTCGATCAGGCACGGCAGCAATACGCAGTTCTGAAAGAGCAATCGAACCTGCTGGAAACTCAGAAGGGTGATATCGACAAAATCGGCGCTGCATCTCGCGAGCTAATTAAGTGGGAGCAGGAGCTCTCCGATATTAAATCGAAAAAGACGCTCACTGCCGAACAGCAGTCTCTGCTTGCAAAGCAGGAATCAATTACGGCAGATCTCAAGCGAAATGCGGCACTGGAAAAGGAAATCGAATTAAGGAAGATAGCCACTGAGGAAGTAAAAAAGCTCGCGGCATTCCAGGCAAACTTAACAGAAAGCAATCAGTCCGTGAAAGACGGATATACTCAGCAGCTCGCTGGTGCTGGCCAGGGTGACAAGCGACGTGCTCAGCTGCAAGAAATGCTCACCATCGAACAGGACTTCAGTAAGCAGCAACGGGAGCTCGCTCTTCAGCGTAACAGTGGCGACATTAGCGAAAAGCTCTACAACGATGAAACCGCCGTTCTCAGTGAGGCGATGGCTGAGCGCTTGGTGATACAGCAGGATTACTACAACCAAGTGGAAGAGGCTCAAGCCAACTGGATCGACGGAGTCGGTGATGCTTGGCAGAACTACGTAGATCAGGCTGAAAACTACTCAGCAATGGCAGCTGAGTTCGTGTCCGGCACGCTTGACGATCTGACAAGCGGACTGGGCGATGCTTTCGCCGATATCGCCACTGGTGCATCAAGTATCGGTGATGCCTTTGCAGATATGGCAGGCAACATGGCCAAGTCGGTGATAAATGCGCTATCCGATATGGCTGCCCAGTGGCTCGTTTACCAGGCGGTTCAGTTGCTTGTCGGAAATAGCACCAAGACTGCCGGGATGTCCGGCCTGATCGCCAACGCGCAAGCGGCCTCGGCTCAGGCCGCGCTAAACGCTTATGCATCGACTGCCGGTATTCCTCTGGTCGGTCCTGCTCTGGCTCCAGCTGCCGCTCTTGCTGCCACGGCGGCAACCACCCCAATGGTCGCCGCCGTATCAGCATCGGCCCTCGCCGGTATGGCTCACAACGGCTACGACAACATTCCGAAAGAGGGCACCTGGCTGCTGGACGGAGGCGAACGTATCGTGAACCCGAGTCAGAACCGGGACCTGACCAAGTACCTGGCTGACAAGTCCGGGGCTGGCGGGGGTGGCGGCACGCCGATCACCATCAACGCACCCGTTACCGTACAGGCCCAGCCTGGCATGAGCGCTGCTGATGCGGCCAGTCAGGGCAAGGCAATTGGCGACAGCGTGGTCCAGCAAGTGCGTCAGGTTCTCCAGCAAGAAATGAGGCAGGGCGGCTTGCTCTGGAGGCGCACGTAATGGCTGAAACATTCGATTTCGATGTGCAGGTCGGCGCGTCTGGTGATGTGTCTCAACGCACTTGGTCGAATGACTTCGGCGACGGGTACACCCAGGCTGGCGGCGTTGGTATCAACACCAAGTCGCAGGCGTGGGACGTGACCGTGACCGGGCGTTACGGCGCTGGCCAGAAGCTCCAGCAGGTTCAGGATTTTCTGGACCGGCATGAGGGGTTCAAGTCATTCCTTTGGACGCCGCCGGGCAGCGGGCAGGGCCGGTACACCGCCAATGGCTACAAGTTGTCGACCCTCGGCAACGGTCTGCACTCGCTGTCCACGAACTTCAAGCAAACCTTCAAACCATGAAACAACATGATGCGGCTGAGCCGTGGGAGAAAAAATGGATATGAATCAGGAGAAAACTGCATTGGATATCGCAGAGTTAAAACGAGATATTCAGTTGTTGAAGGCCCGCCTCAATCAAGAGGCCGGCCAACGAGCTGCAACAGACGAAAGTCTATCAATAAGAATATCTAATCTTACCGATTTTGCTACTCAGCGTAGAAATTAGCATGCGTGCTCTTTAGCCGCCTCTTGCTTTGCCAGATCCTCAATTTGCTTAATTGTGAGATCTCCAATAGCAGTGGGCGGTGTTACCCAGATTTGCGTATTGGTGCCGGTTGCTTTTTTTTGCAGGGTCACGAGAAGACGGCCATCTTCCGCAATGACAATGCCGCTTACGCTAAATGGCATGAGTAAACCTCTATAGAAGTGTTATTGCCTTTTTTGAAATACTTGAGTGCCTAATTAATTAGGTGTAGTGATTTTTAAAAGGCTACTCTTCGCTGGCCTCACTTGAGTCAATATGTAATCTGCGATTATCTTCGTCCCATTTTACGGACCGGCCTTCACCTTCAAGCCTTTCAGTTAGTGCATCTATGAACTCAAGGTCACCTTTGCCAATTCTTACGGTCGATTTGACAGATCCGTTATCTGCGTCATCTGCAATCTCCATCTTTACACCCATGTAAAGATCACGAAACTGCTCATTTTTCTTGCCCTGTTCAGCTCTACTACGGGTGTCTTCGGCATCATCATCGAACATTTTAGCTCCTTAAAACCTTGATTTGTCGCTACGAGTAGTCGTAGAGGTCAAAAATTACTACGGCTGGATCCAATCCAGTTACTGGGCATTCAGCCACGCTGTACGGTTGAACAGGCTTAATGCTGAGTATCATCCATCCCTAGCCCCACCACGTGTAGGGCTTTTTCGTAGGTAATCACCATGATTTACAGCGCGGACATCCAGAAACTGGAGCCCGGCAACCAGATTCGTCTGTACGAACTGGATGCCACGCGACTTGGTGCCACGCTCTGGCGCTTCCACGGCCACGAACACGAGGGAGACATCATCTGGCAGGGCCAGCTGTATTCCCCCATCCAGATCGAGGCCAGCGGCTTCGACATTCGCGGCGATGGCCGGCCAGCCACACCCAAGCTCACCTTGGCGAACGAGCTGTCGGGCATTCGCGGTGCTGTTTCGGCGCTGTGCCTCCAGTACCGCGATCTTGCTGGCGCGAGCTTCAAGGTGATCGAGACGTTCAAGCACTTCCTCGACGCCGCGAACTTCGATGGCGGCAACCCGGACGCTGCCGATCAGAGCCGCATCAGTCTTTGGAAAATCGAGCAGAAGACCGAAGAGAACTTTTCGTCGGTTGGCTTCGAGCTGTCCAGCCCCATCGACATGGAAGGCCAGCAGTTGCCGTCGCAGCAGATCACCAAGCTGTGCCGCTGGGCCATGCGTGGCCAGTACCGGCAGGAGGCGTGCGCGTACACCGGCACCGCGTATTTCGACAAGAAGAACGAACCCACCGACAACCCGGCGCTGGATCGCTGTGGCGGCTGGTGGAGCAGCTGCAAGTTGCGCGGCAATACCCGCCGGTTCGGCGGTTCAATGGGCGCAAGCCTGATCGCCAAGGGGTAACCATGCGAATCAATCAAAAGCTTCAGGACGCCATGCGGGCTCACGCCGAGCAGTCACACCCGGCCGAGGCCTGCGGGCTGCTGATCAAGACCGACGCCGGCCGTGAATACGTGCCGTGCGGCAACGTGGCCACGAACCCGCTGCAACACTTCCTGATCGACAAGCACGACGCTGCGGCTGCAGAAGACCGGGGCGAGGTGCTGGCCATCGTGCACAGCCACCCGGACCGCGCCGCAACGCCGAGCATGACCGATCTGGTCAGCTGCGAGCTGCATGAATTGCCCTGGGCGATTGTGGGCTGGCCTGGCGGCGATATTCAGTGGTTCAAGCCGAGCGGCTTCCAAGCCCCACTGCTGGGCCGGGACTTCTCGCATGGCCTGCTCGATTGCTGGTCGGCCTGCCGCGACTGGTACGCCCGCGAGGCCTCACTGCCGCTGCCGAACTTCGAGCGAAAGGAACTGTGGTGGGAGGATCCGGAAAGCCCGAGCCATTACGAAGAGAACTTCGAGGCCTGTGGCTTCGTCCGGGTTGAGCAGGCCCAACGCGGCGACCTGCTGGTGTTCCAGATCCCGACAGTGGGCAGGCCTTGCCACTTCCCGAACCACGCCGCGATCTACCTCGGCGCCGATGCCAGCCTGCACAGCGAGGACGCGCCGGCACTTGGCGGGTCTGGTCCGTTCATTTACCACCACATGCCCGGTCGCTTGGCTGCCCGTGAGGTCTACGGCTGGTCGATGGCCAACCGCGTGAAACTGATCCTGCGCCACAAGGAATACAAGCCATGACCATGCGCACCATCAAGTTGTACGGCGTGCTGCGCAAACACTTCGGGCGCGAGTACCGCATCGACGTGCACAGCGTGCGCGATGCCGTGAACGCGTTGTGCGCGATGAAGCCGGGCTTCGAGAAGTTTCTGCGGACCGGCGAAGAGCGCGGCCTGGTGTTCAGTGTGTTCTGCGGTAAGCGCAACGCAGGGGAGGGTGAGTTTGACATGCAGGGTAGCGACAACACCGATATCCGCATCGTACCGCTGATTCAAGGCAGCAAGCAGGCCGGTCTGTTTCAAGTGGTGCTGGGCGTGGCGCTGGTCGTGGGCGGCCTGTTCTCCGGCGGTACAACCACGGGGCTTGGGCTTGGCCTGCTCGGTGCTGGCGCAGCAGTCGGCCTCGGCGGTGTCGTGCAGATGCTGTCACCGACGACCGCCGCGAATACCGGTAACAACAACGATGACGGCAACAACCCCAGTTATGGCTTCGGGGGCGCGGTGACCACCGTTGCCCAGGGCAATCCGTACCCGGTGCTCTACGGCGAACGAGAGATCGGCGGTGCCGTCGAGTCAGGCGGCATCTACACACAAGATCAGATTTGATCATCAGGTAACACCAGACCCGCTTCGGCGGGTTTTTCTTTTTCTGGGGGCAGCATGGGAACGGCAGCGCGGAGCATTCGCGGAAGCAAGGGCGGCGAGGCAACACAGAAGCAGCCGACGATTGCGCTAAACAGCACGGCCTCGATTGCCACTGCCCGCATCGTCTATCTGTGGAGCTGGGGGCCCATCGTGGGGCCGGTTGACGGCTTGCGCTCAGTGAAGCTCGACGGTACGCCGTTGGTGGCAGAGGACGGCACTGTTAACTTTCCGGGCGTGAAGTGGCAGTTCCGCAATGGCGAACTGAACCAGCAGCGCCTTGAGGGCATTGCCGAGTCCAGCAACGAAGTCGACGTAAACCAGCAACTGCTCAGCACCACGCCATACCTGCGCACCGTCAACAACCCCGTGCTGGACGCGCTGCGTGTGCGTTTCAGCTGGCCGCAGCTCCAGGCGCAGGACCAGAGCGGCAATATCAACGGTGTGCGAATTGATTATGCGATTGACCTGGCCACTGATGGCGGACCTTTCGTTCAGATGCTGGCGGACTACGTAGACCGCAAGAACGTCACCAAGTACGAACGCAGTTACCGGCTCAACCTGCCTGCGGGCAGCCGCTGGACCATGCGCGTGCGCCGGATCACGCCGGAGGCCAACAGCTCCCTGATTCAGGACAGTATGTTCATCGAGGCGGTGGCCGAGGTCGTAGACAGCGATCAGGAATTTCCGCTGACCGCTGTGGGCTGCGTGGAATATGACGCCCAGCAGTTCGGTGGCGATATCGCCAAGATTGCTGTTCTGATGCGCGGTCGCATCGTGCGCGTGCCAACCAACTACGACCCGGAAACACGGACCTATGCCACGGGCGGCGCAGGCACCAGCAACGGGATATGGGACGGTACGTTCAAAGAGGCTTACACGAACAACCCGGCCTGGGTGTGCTACGACCTGGCGCTGAACCCTTACTACGGTCTCGGGCACCGGATCGATGCCACGATGGTCGACCGCTGGAATCTGTACCGAATCGCGCAGTACTGCGACCAGATGGTGCCGAACGGCATGGGCGGTATGCACCCCCGGATGACTTGCAATATCTACCTGCAAAAGCAGGCAGACGCGTACGCAGTGCTGCAAGACCTGTCGGCCATCTTCCACGGCATGAGCACCTGGGATGGCAGTCAGATCACCTTCAACGCCGACATGCCAGGCGACCCGGTCTACACCTACAACCCGTCGCAGATCCTGAATAACGGTGAAATCCAGTATTCGGGCACCCGGGCGCGCGACCGCCACAACCTGGCAATGGTGACGTGGGACAACCCGGGCCAGAGTTTTGCGACGGACAAGGAACCTGTCTTTGATGACGTGGCGATGGCCGAATCTGGATCGGTCAACGAACTGTCGGTGGACGCCTACGGCTGCACTTCACTGGGGCAGGCGCAGCGCGCTGGCCAGTACGCGCTGATCACCGAACAGACGCAGACAAGGCCTGCGACCTTCCGCGTCGGCCTGGACGGCGGCATTCCGAAGACAGGGCAGATTATTGCCGTGGCTGACCCTATGTTGGCCGGTCGTGCTAACGGCGGGCGGATCAGCGCGGTGGCGGGGCGCGTCATCACCGTTGACCGCGACATCGATCTGTCGACCGGTGCCAAGCTGCGGGTGAACTTGCCCAGCGGCAAGACCGAGGCGCGCGTTATCACCTCGCTCACCGGCCGGCAGGTAACTGTGGCGGCCAGCTTCAGCGAAGTGCCAGAAGCCGAATGTGGCTGGATACTCGAATACGAAGACCTGAAAACCATGCAGTTTCTGGTGCGCAACATCACGCGCCCGGAATGGCACCAGTACCAGCTCGAGTGCATCCAGCACGAACCGAGCAAGTTTGACGCCATCGACTTCGGCGCCGTCGTGGACATCCGCCCAATCAGCGGCATTCCCGTGGGCGTGCAGGCTGCGCCGGGCACCGTGTTCGTGACCCAGCATGTCGTGATTGAGCAGGGTATCGCCCTCACCAACATGACCATCAGTTGGGACGCGGCGCCGGGCGCTGTTGCGTATGACGTGGAATGGCGCTGGGGCTCGCGAGAGTGGGTCAAGGTGCCGCGCACGGGCGAACAGTCGGTTGACGTGCCGGGCATCTACTCCGGCCAGTACATGGCCAGGGTGCGCGCTGTCAGCGCCCTGAACGTTTCGTCTCTGCCCGCCACGTCTCTGCTGACGAACTTGCTGGGTAAGACCAGCTTGCCGCCTGCGGTCACTTCGCTGACTGCCGCATCGCTGATCTTCGGCATCAAGCTCAAGTGGACTTTCCCGCCTGGCGCGGAGGACACACAGCGGACTGAAATTTGGTACAGCCAGACGACCGACCTGGCCAAGGCCACGAAGCTCAGCGATCTGGCCTACCCGCAGTCGGAACACGTCATGCAGGGTTTGCTGGCGGGCGTGACGTTCTTTTTCTGGGCTCGGCTGGTGGATCGCACCGGCAACGTGGGTCCTTGGTATCCGATCGGTGCGGGCGTGATGGGGCAGACCAGCAGTGATGCTGGGGCGATCCTTGAAATGATCGCCGGGCAGATCACCGAAACCGAACTCGGCCAGAAGCTTGTTGAAAAAATAGAGCTGATCGACGGCGACGGTCCAGGCTCGGTAAACGACCGCTTGGCCGCCGCAAAATCTGCACTGGCCGAGCAGATCTCTGGCGTTGACGATGCGCTGGGCACTGTCAGGGCGGAATTGCAGCAGCAGATCGATAGCATCGCTGACCTTGCCGATTCCATGCCCTACAAACCGGGAGATACTTACTCGGCTGGGCAGGGCGTACTGGGCTCGGACGGCATAATTTACCAGGCCACGCAGAACGTACCGGTCAACACGCCGCCGCCGAACACCACCTACTGGCTGAACGTTGGCCAAGCGGTGGCCACGGCTGTGGGGTTGGCGTCTCGGGTGCAGACCGTAGAAACAAAGGTCACGTCCATTGAGGGCGTCAGCAGCGCTCAAGCCAAGCAGATCACAGGTTTGCAATCGTCTCTGGACGGCAAGGCCTCGGCCAGCAGTGTGCAATCCCTTGGCAATCGTGTCACAGACGCCGAGGGGAAACTCTCGAGCCAAGGCTCGGCCATCACGGGAATCAACACCGAGCTGGCCGGTAAAGCCAGCAGCGCTACGGTGCAGGCGCTGGGCAACACAGTCACGCAGCAAGGCCAAACGATAACGGCGCAAGGCCAGGCCATCACAAACGTAACGGCGAGCCTCGGAAACTCCGGCGGGCAAAACCTGTTTTTCAACCCGACATTCAGCAAGGAGAGTGCATCGGCTGGACTGGCCGAAGGTTGGGCAGTTGACTCAAATGCTTCGGGGGGCACCAGTTCGCCTTCGATCGTTACGTCTTGGCTGGTGGGCTCTGAAAAGGCTCAACGGGTAGACGTCACCGGGGTGAACCAGAGCGCGATCTATCGGGGTGTTCGTACCCAGGGGATTAACTACTGGCCAAAGGCAAAGGCAGGCGCGTCAGTTGTTGCCTCGTGCTATGTGCGTGCCACCGCAGGCCTGGTGTTCAAAATATTCATCCAGGCAGTGGACGCCGCAGGAGCGGCTATCTCGGCACCTTCTGGCCCTCTGGTCGTCGCCACTGGCGGCACACAGCGGATCACCTATGACTATCCAAACCTACCGGCAGGGACGGCGGGCGTGCAGGTCTATTTCCGGCTATATGGTTCGGACACTGTCAGCGCGGGCTTTGCAGAGTACACGCGGGCGCAGCTTGAGATAGGCACCACGCTCACCGGTTGGAAAGACAACAACGGAGTGTTGGGTGCAGAGCAGTCGGCGACCTCGTCTGCTGTGGCGGCTCTCAACTCCAGTGTAAGTCAGCAGGGCGCCACGATCATTGCGCAGGCATCCAGCATGCAGGCTTTGCAGGCGTCGTCTCGGGATGACAACGGGGATGGTGAGCTGGCAGATGCCGTGAATGGCTACAACAGTGCGGCAGGTATCGTGCAGGAGGCAACAGTCCGAGCCACGCAGAACGAAGCCACGGCCAGAACGGTTACGCAACTCACCGCATCGGTTGGCGCAAACACGGGCCAGATTACTGAACTGCGTGAGGTCGTCACCACCAGCCTCGCCTCTACCGCAACGGCCGTTACGCAACTGACAACGAAGGTTGGCAATAACTCGGCAGCCATCCAGTCAGAGGCGACGGCCAGGTCGAACGCCGATGGCGCGCTGTCCACGAAACTGGATCAAGTCCAGGCCACGGCCAATGGTGCGAGCGCAGCCGTTCAAACTGTCAGCTCCGCGCAGGCGGCCACGGACGGCAAGCTGACTGCGATGTATACCGTCAAATTGCAGGTCAACGCCAACGGCCAGTACGTCATGGCGGCATTCGGCGCAGGGATAGAGAACGTCGGCGGGGTTCTGCAAAGCCAGATCCTTATGTCGGCTGATCGGTTTGCGCTGGTGAACACCTTGGCGGGCGGGGCGATATCGACACCGTTTGTTGCTCAGAACGGCCAACTGTTCCTCGGCCCTACGTTCATCATGGACGGCACAATAACCAACGCCAAGATCGGCAGTTTCATCAGCTCGACTGACTATGTGGCCGGGCAGCGCGGGTGGATTTTGCGAAAGGACGGAACGCTCGAGATCAACGGGTCAGGCGCGGGCGGCGGCAGGCTGGTGGTTACCAATCGATCAGTCCGGGTCTATGACGCCAATAACGTCAAGCGCGTGCAGTTGGGAGACCTCAGTGAATGAGCAATGGAATGAGGGTGTGGGGCGCAGATGCTGCGCTCCAGTTGGACGAGAATTCATTCACGATCCGGGTTGTACTGTCGACGCTTGTCACGTTCTCCGGCTCCACAAAGACCAGCCAAGAATTTGCTGTGCCTGGAGTGGGGCCGGGGAACGGAGTGGCAATAGTGATCCCGGCCGGCACCTATGACATTAATCAAAGGCAGCATGAAACAGAACTCGTTGACGGTGTCGCGAGGGTCTACAACCACACCAGAACTTATGGATCAAGCACGGTTTCCTCGGGAACCATGCGCCTAATCGTTATGAGGTTTTCATAATGGCGGAAGCATACGGACTGGAGTTTTCCAATAACAGCAATGTGGTGGTGCTTGACTCGCAATACGCGAGGCTGATGGTTATTGCTTCCGGGCGTTATCAGCCCACCGAGGAAAGCGGGCTTGGCTCGACCACTTACTTTCCTCGGCCTGTTACATCCCAAGAACCGCCCTTGGTGTTCGTTAGGCCTGATACTGTGAATGCAGTTGCAGGTCTTTGCATGATGCTTCTTGTGGGGTCGGCTGGTAACTGGACAGGGTTCTACGTCCGAGCGTATGACGTGAATACCGCGCAACCCAATGGGCGGTATTTTGTCGCGCAGTTTTCGGCGCAGCCGGTGGCGGATTACGGCATGCGTCTATGGGATGGCGCGACAAATCTACTATTTGATTCTGGAACGCCGAGCGCAAACTTTACCCGCGCGTTTCAAAACTGGAATTATGAGCGGTACGATTATTCTTCGCAAAACTTTATTCGCTGCTATTACTCGGTGCCTTTTAATTTTCCCGAGAACGAATATCTACTTATTAACTCGTTCGGAATGGGGCTGAACTCGGGTAGTGGGATATCAAGAGGGCTGTATTGCTGGTGGGACTTTCCGAATAATAAGCTTTATGCAATCACCACTGCGCCAGCTAATCCGACAGCATTTTTTCTGCCAGCAGTCTTTGCAAAGATGAACGTCTGACCCATCAATTGATTGAGTAAACATCATGCCTTGGTACAAGTCGGGGACGGTTTCCGTTACCCAAAACTCGAACGCGGTCATTGGCACCAATACCGCATTCATCGCAAACAGCCGGGTAGGCGATGGCTTTCGCGGGCCGGATGGTGGCTGGTATGAGGTGACCAACATCCCGAGCAATACCGCGATGTCGATTTCGCCGAACTATCAGGGCGCCACCAACAGCGCGGGCGGTTATGCGCTGGCTCCGATGCAGGGCTACGTCAAGGATTCTGCGGATGCGCTTCGGGCGCTGGTCAACCAGTTCGGATCTACGCTTGCGGTTCTGGGCACTTCTGGTACGCGGGAAGGTGTGCGTGCAGCACTTGCGGCCGCCGCCAGCGGGAACAACGGCGATATCCTTTCGCTGTCGGGCCTGACTACTGCATTGACGATTGAGCAGGGCGGCACCGGCAAGAAGACTGCAGGAGAGGCGATACAGGCACTTGGCGGTGTTCGCCTAGGGGCGGGCAACTCTTCTATAGGTACAAGCCTGTTCTCTGGTGCGCCGCCCGGTATCGCGTCCATAAGCTCAACGAACAACGACAGCAACACGGCGTTGCGAATTGCCAACGCCGCTAACAACAACGCCTCAGCTGTTATGACCTTTATTCGGGACACGATCTATGGCGTTCACTTGGGGCTTGATACCGACAACAAATTTAAGCTCGGCGGGTTCTCCATGGGAGCCGTTGCGCGAGCGCTTTATCACGAAGGAAATGCGGTCGGAACGGTTTCTCAAACCGGAGGGATTCCCACTGGTGCGATTATAGAAACTGGAAATCTTAATGGTGGAACTTTCACGAAGTACGCCGATGGAACATTAATTTGCCGTGGGATTTCACCAGGGCAAGCTACTGCAAACAGCGCGGGAGGAGCAATTTATTATTCAGGTGGAGTGGCATTTACATTTGCTGCGCCATTTGTTGCGGTGCCTGCTGTAGTTATACAAGCATTAACTACAGCGGGATATTTTTGTTGGGGGGCGGCAGAAGGTTCGGCAAGCACTACTGGCGTAACAGGGCGGGTAGTTTCCCCCGCTAATGGGGCCTCCTCATATCTATGTTATATTGCGATAGGAAGGTGGTTCTGATGATAATTAAACTTGCACCGCAACGCCGGGACGACACTCTCGTTGTTGAGAAGGCCGGGGCTGTCTTGATTCTTAATGGAGAGGCGTTTGACTTTTCTGTTATGCAGCCCGGCTCGACATTGCCTCGATCTGCAATTTCTTCTGAATGGTTTGCGGGCGACGTTGAATACGACACCGATTTGACTATCCATATCATCATGCCTGTTCCAGCCAATTACAGCCCGGAGCAGGCATACCCAGCAGATCTTGTCGGGGTTCCTGACGGCATTGTGCAATTTCCAAAGCCTTTACCAGCGGTCCCTCCACCAGTATTTGGAATGAACGAGGTCTTGGAATAATGAGCAATATAGATTGGACCAAGCTAATCACCAAAGAAATGAAAGATGCCGTCACCGCAGCGCGCATCCTGGCTGATGCCAAGTCAGCGCTAAACAGCAAAAACAGCGCAGCGGCTTCTCAGATCGCCCGCATTCAGGATCGCATTGAAACCTTGGGCTATGGCATCGATGCTGGAGTCGCAACCGAAGAGGAAGAGGCGGAAGCGGCTGCACTCGCGCCCGTTCTCAAGGCCTGGAAGGCTTACAAGTTCGCGCTGGGCAAGGTCACCGCGCAGTCGACGTGGTATCAGGCACCGGTCTGGCCGGTCGCGCCCGCTGTCCCTGAGATCGCCGCCGCGCCAATGCTGGTGGAAGAACCACTGGCCTGACGTGGTCGCACCACCGAATCCCGCCATCGAGCGGGTATTTTTTTGCCTGGAGAAAACCGAATGTCCATCACGGCACAGCAGCTGCTGCTGATCCTCCCAAACGCCGGCCAGAAAGCCGGCGTTTTTGCACCCGTCCTTAACACGGCGATGAGCAAGTACCAGATCGTGACCCCGCTACGCATCGCGGCATTCATCGCCCAAGTCGGTCATGAGTCCGGTCAGCTGCGTTACGTGCGCGAGCTGGGCGGCAGCGCCTACCTGTCGAAGTACGACACCGGCAAGCTGGCTGAGCGCCTGGGCAACACGCCAGAGGCGGACGGCGACGGCCAGCTCTACCGTGGGCGGGGCCTGATTCAGGTGACCGGGCGGGCGAACTACGAGGCTTGCGGCGAAGCGCTGGGGCTGGACCTGATCAGCCATCCCGAATTGCTCGAGCTGCCGCAGCATGCCGCGATGTCAGCGGCATGGTTCTGGCACCGCGCCGCGCTCAACACGCTGGCCGACAAAGGCGACTTTCTGACAATAACCAAACGCATCAACGGTGGCACCAATGGCCTCGCTGACCGGCAGGCGCTGTATGCCCGCGCACTGAAGGTGCTGGCGTAAACAGCATGTTCCATTCGACCAATCCATTTCAGGCCATAAGCCGCTGGGGAATGCTGTGCAGACAGTAACGAAGCAAGAAACCTACGAGCGAACCATGAAAGTCACGCTGGCGGTGAAGGCGAACGGCGGTTCGGTGACGGTCCAGATCCAGGCCGGTGACGAATGGATCATCACCGACACGTTCTGGAAAGACGGCGGATATCCGTTGAGCATTCCGCCCGCGACGATCCGCATCGTGCCAGCTGGCGGCGCTGTATTTGAGGTATACGCATGAGCCTTCTGGTCAATCCCATCCCACGCCGCCAACCCATCCGGCGCGGCCTCGGCCTGCTGGGCGATAGCTTCTCGGGAAACTAACATACCATCGCGGCGACGGCGTTCGGCACCGAGGCTTATGGCTTCGCGGCCTGGATCGCGGCGCGCACCGGCCTGTTCCCGAGCTACGTCGACAACCAGGGCAAGCTCGGCGACCACACCGGGCAGTTTCTGGTCAGGCTGCCGGCCTGCATTGCGTCGTCGACGGCCGATCTGTGGCTGCTGTTGTCCCGCACCAACGACAGCACCACGGCCGGTATGGCGCTGGCGGACACCAAAGCCAACGTGATGAAGATCGTCACAGCGTTCCTGAACACGCCCGGCAAGTACCTGATTGTCGGCACCGGTATGCCGCGCTTCGGGGGCAGGGCACTCGCGGGGCAGGCGCTGGCTGATGCGATCGCCTACAAAGATTGGGTGCTGAACTACGTCAGCCAGTTCGTGCCGGTGGCCAATTGCTGGGACGGCTTTACCGAGGCTATGACCGTGGAAGGCCTGCACCCGAACCTCCTGGGTGCTGACTTCATCAGTTCGCGAGTCGTGCCGATCATCACCGCAAACTTTGAGTTCCCCGGCGTCCCGCTCCCGACGGACGCTGGCGACATCTATTCGGCCATCCGCCCGTTTGGTTGCCTCAATGCCAACCCGCTGCTGGCGGGCACTGGCGGCGCGCTACCGGCTGGCGTGAACGCCGTAGCCGGGTCGGTGCTGGCGGACGGCTACAAGGCTGTCGGCTCTGGCCTGACCGGCATCACTACACGGTGGTACAAGGAACCTGCCGCCTATGGCGAGGCGCAGTGCATCGAGCTGGGCGGTAACATGGCGGCGGCGGGCGGCTACATCTATGTGCAGCCCACGGCCAACGTGGTACAGACCAATCTGGCAGCCGGTGACGTTATCGAAATGGTGTCGGCGGTGGATATCGTCGGTTCGTCGCGCGGCATATTGGCCTGGGAGGCCGAGCTGACCATCACCAAGACGGTCAGCGGTGCGTCGACCACGTTCTACTATCGTTCGATGGACAAGTACCAAGAGCCGTTCACCATGCCCGCCAGCTTCTCCGGGCAGCTGGAGACGCAGCGCGGGACCATCGATCTGACTGAAACGGTGATCACGTCACGCATGGGCCTGTACCTGGCTGCTGGTGTGGTGCTCGACTCGAAGGTGAAAGTCAGCCAGTACGGAGTGAGAAAAATCTAAACCCATTCCGCTCGTTTATTCGAATGATCTTCTTTCCTCCCGCATGCGCTAATATCCTACTTCTCCAACTTATCCGGAATAGCACATGGAAAGTAAAAAAAACGAGCCGATGGAGTCGGCGCGCTGCCGTCTCTGCTTGCAGCCTAGAAAGCTCCTTATGTCTCACATCATACCAAAGGGGCTGCTGCGGATAGCCAAAGGAAAATACTCACAGCTGATAGCTATGAACGTGGGCGAGAACTCAATGCCCAGAATGGATAACGTTAACTGGCGTGAGAAGTTGCTTTGTGAGCAATGCGAAAAACATATAAATCTATCGTATGAAAACAGTCAAATTAAGAAACTTAAAAGCGCCAAGGATAAAGTCTTAAGTGATAAAAAAATCACTATTATAAATTTGGATTTTAAGCGGTTCTATCTATTTTGGCTCTCTATAATCTGGCGAGCTTCCGAAGCTTCTCTTGATGAATTTAGTACTGTTAGTTTTCCTGAGGAACTTTCAGATGTGTTGAGAACGGCGATTTTAAATGGCAGCGCGAAATACAAGGGGCATGATTTTGATGAGTTTTTCCAAATTGGTATATGTCGATGGTATTTCGATACGGCTGACTCGAAATCTTTTTTGACTACCTTCAAGCTTGTAAGTGAAGAAAATTATATCGCTTATATTTTTATGGTGTCGGGCTTTGCAGTTATTTATCAGTTAAGTTCAGAGGTTGCCCGTCCGCTCCCTCAGGGTTTTAGCCTAATTAAAAAAAGTTTTGTATTCAAAATGAACAAGATATTTCCTGGGGATTCGGCAGTAGTGGATGGATTCATAGAAGATGCACGGACGTCTGCTTTGAAGGACCCAAGTTTTGCTATAGAAAAGCTCATGAAAGAAATTTGACTCGTAAGCGCCTCATGCCAGCCCGCGAAACCGGACTTTCGTATAACAAAACTGGCGCTTGATCACGCGAAACGGATGTTCAACCTTCGCCTGCAACTGGGCTTTCGTGAACTCGATTTTGCGATAGACCCGTGCGATCAAACTTTTCTCGCCATGCTTTTTATAACGGCTTGGGCGGGCCGCAATTGACCAGATCATCTGGCGATCCTGATGCTCCGCACGCTTGTCCACGCCGGTGTAGCCCGCATCACCGCTGACATAGGTTTCCTCACCGCGCAGCAATTGATCAACCTGAGTCACGTCCGCCACATTCGCCGCAGTACCCACCAGGCTATGGACTAAACCCGACTCGGCATCGACGCCGATATGCGCTTTCATGCCGAAGAAATACTGGTTTCCTTTCTTCGTCTGATGCATTTCGGGATCGCGTTTGCCGTCCTTGTTCTTGGCCGAGCTCGGCGCATGAATGATCGTCGCATCGACCACCGTACCTTGGCGCAGCATCAAACCTCGATCACCCAGATAGCCATTGATGACCTGCAAAATCCCGCCTGCCAACTCATGTTTTTCCAACAGGCGACGGAAGTTGAGAATGGTCGTTTCATCCGGAATCCGATCCAGACTCAACCCCGCGAATTGGCGCAGGATCGTTGTTTCGTACAACGCTTCCTCCATCGCCGGGTCGCTGTAGCCGAACCAGTTCTGCATTAGATGCACCCGCAACATCGTCATCAGCGGATAAGCCGGACGGCCACCTTCGCCCTTTGGATAATGTGGTTCGATAAGAGCAATCAAGCCTTTCCAGGGCACAACCTGATCCATCTCGATGAGAAAGCGCTCGCGGCGGGTCTGCTTACGTTTACCCGCGTACTCGGCATCGGCGAAGGTCATCTGTTTCATCAGGGAGGCTTGGTGAAAGGTGTTGGGGTATTTTGCCAAATCAGGAAACCTTTTTCAGAGTTTCCTTAGCAAATCTTATATTGCTTCAGCTGGGTTAATGCAACGCATGCCCAGCGGCTGGCCGACACCCGTGATTCGGCCGATTATGCCATGTTCAATTTCAGTCTGACGTACGGTCTTCGCTACGCGCCTTTGCTGCATCATTATCAGCAGAGCGAGCCTAGGCCTAGCAGGGCGTTATGTAATGGTCTAGGATGTCAAACTGAGGATATGTGAGAGAGCCTCCCAACCATTTGGTGCAATGTCTTGGGCCTTTTCACTTCGCCAAATTAATTGACTTGCTGATGAACACTGGAAAATTAACAAGAATTCGTGTAGTTGGTAAAAAACATTTCTCAGGGAGAGTTGCATGAAACTACTTGCCATCGTTCAGGGCGATACCACAGACCACGGAGGGTATGTTATCAACGGCGACCAAACAAAGCGCATCAATGGCTTTGCCGTAGCGCATAGGGGCTGTGATGTAACCTGCCCACTGCACGGCGCCAGCAAAATTATTGGCGAAGAAAATGATTTCCACATCGAAGGATACATCATCGCACTGGAGGGTGACCTGACCAGTTGCGGAGCACGCTTGATATCCCGACAGCAGAATTTCTTTCGGGTTGAAAGGAAATCGAGTGCTACGAAGTTAACGCCTGATACTTCGGTCAGTAACGGTCAGAGCGTGACTAGCGAGTTTGTGGCAGGTACGGTGGTGCAGTCAGTTGATTCGGTTGTAGGTAAGCGAGAGTCCATGATGTGCGATGAGCGTTTTCGTCTTTTCAATGACAAACGCTCAAGCCTTGGCCATCTGGGTTACGTGGTTATGCAAGACCAACGTTGCACTGCCGTTAGCGCGCTCGACGTGCAGGGCTATAGCCGCAGCCATACAAGCACCGCGGTCACTGCTCTACAGCTCGCAACCAACGCCCCCCGGCCGGTCATGGAGTAATCCAATGTCTCTGAACGATTTCAAACGCACAAATGCTTTAGGCCCCAACACCTATTACGCCCTGCCCCAAGGGGCCTCACACACATACGCCCCGACAGACACCCCAGCCAAAGAAGTGGTTATCCAAAGCCTGGCTCTCTCCCGAATCCCGGGAGCGATGCGCAACATGGGGTGGGACACCGCAGCGGCGCTGATGCAGCGATGGTTTGACAGCCCTGCTTGGGAGATGCCTAAAGAGTGGAAGGAAGAAAAAACCAAACCTGATCCGTCAACATTGCTATCAGCACAATGCGAAGAAGGCATCGTGAAGATTGACTGGGCTATGCAGTTTGAGCGTTGTCGAGAGGCTGTTAAGCTCGCTGAATCCAGGCTGACAAATATTAATAGTGGTGTGCGTTTGAGAATGCTGCTCAAAAATGCCGGCTGGGTAGGCGAGGAAACATTTGATCTCGATACCAAGATGATGAAGGCGTCACAGCTAGACACTAAGTCTCAAGTAAATTTCGCAGAATTTGGCTCTGCCTGGGATATGCTGGATGACATGTACGGGGCTCTCGGCAGTGCAACGCTAAAAGTCGGAGTATCGGGGAAAACCTTTGTTAAAGAAAACCTTATCACTAACCAAAAGCATAGTTTTTTCCAGATTAGTCATTTGGGGTTTTATATTCGTGATCATTACGATTTTAACGGCCCACAATACCTTGGTACTTGGACAGAAGATCGCGTTCTTACTAAAGCCGAAACCGTTATGACGATGACTCCGCAAGGATACTTAGTCATAAGATTGAAAGATGGCCCATTCGCATCTATAACAAATGGCGATTTTCGTGAGTATCGAGAAAAAACTGGCAAAGGTGGTGATTTTATTATTTATTCGGACGTGCACTGGGTAGACTCTCAAAAAATCATTGATCTCGGGCCTGCGCTTTGAGCACCTTTTCGCACAACCTAAAGTTCATAGCTGCTTATATTGCAATCGCAGGCGGCCTTTGGACAGCATCTGAATGGTGGGAAAAGGGCTTTGCCAAACAGGTGGGCAACGCCGATATCAGCCCCAATGGGTGCTATAGAGTTGAAACCTTTGAGCCGTTCTGGGTGTTGCCCATGATGTTCCACAGAAAGCCCGATCCAAATAACGATATACCACCGAAAGTTTTGCCATCGTGGAGCTACCCAGGGTTTTATCGTTTGTATAATCAGCGTAGTGGTGAATTAATCGGGGAAAGCCTCATCTATGACTTGGGATCTGCAAGTGGAGATTTATACTGGGGCGATAAAGCCATGCCAAAGGTCATTGCCGGATTTATTTATATTGGACCTAATCTTCCCGACTGTATCGGTGACCAGCCTGACAAACCAATACCGAAAAAATGATGGTCGAGCAAAAATTAATTTTTAGCCAGTATAAAGTGGATGTCAGATGATGGTGCTGTGTCATGTAGAGGCGACTCCTGAAAAGAAGCGGGAGCACAGCATCAAGCTTCAATGACGGGTTTGGAGTGTAGAGTTCATGAGGCGCTTACTTTGACTCTTGCTCTAGATCTATCTGGTTTTCGTTGAATTTGAAAAGCAGGCAAGGGAGCAGGCCTGAGTTTGGCTTGAGTATCTACCGAACAGGGCGCCAGCCTAGCAGGAGACTTATAGTAAGGCAGAATACGAGATGAGAAGAGAAAGCTAAGAATTAACGAAGTGAGCTAATGTTTTTAGCTAGTGGCAGGTTACCCTGACCAATGCCTGTGACGGTCACCACGACCGCTACCATGAATGCCCATACTGTCTCAATAAAACAAGCAAGATAAGTTACAGCACAACTTTTGCCACGAGACTGAGTATTTTTAAGCATATCTACCCCCTTATTTTTCATGTTAATTACTGAATCTGATTTTTTTTGCAATGAAACGCTTAAGAAACGCAAAAATCCAAGAAACAGAAGAGGGGCAACCATAGTAGAACAAGTGAGAATTGAACTCACATCACTAGCTAAAAACACTAACACAAAATATATCTTTTCATATTTATCTTGACTTGTCAATGTGCCGGTGATTTTGATTTCCAGCCGCGGCGTTGTTCGGAAGACTATTACAACGATCTTATGCGCAAAACCATCCCTGTAGGCTGTAGGCCGCGGTTATTCGTTTTCATAAGCACAAAATACTGCGCAATGCATTGAACTGCGCGGGGACATGATCGCTGGTGTGGTGCAGAGCTCAACTGCCAAGGTCTCGCAGTTCGGCATCCGCAAGGTGTAGATGAGGGGCTGGTCAGCCCACCACGATATCGGCGTGCTTGGTCACCAGCGGGGCGCCTGGCGGCAGCTTGTTCGGGCAATGCGGATCTTCGATAAAGCCCCGACCATCGCAGTGCGTGCAATCGTCACGCACTGCGAATCCATCCAGGCAGTGAAGGCATCTGGTAAATATCGAGTAGCTGTGACGCTCCCATAGCGCTACGTAGGCTTTGAAGTCGCCTTGGTCGAGAGCCACTGCCGAGGCATCTATCAGCGCTCGGTATTGATCTTCATCTGCCATGCGCTGGCAGCCCACGCCGTTGATCTGCCTGGATTGCTCCACCAGCGTTAAGGTCTGGCCGGTTTCGGTGTAGATGTACCGCCCCTCAAGCGTTCCGTACTTCTTGTGGTCCCTCATGATGAGTTCGTTTTCAGCACTCAGGAATGCGAAGTGAGCGGCATGGTAGGGCGACTGATCAGCGTCATGCAGAACGTAGCGTGAGTTAAGCAGGCTCCCGACTATGGTGCCACCCTTGTTGAAGGCCAGATACTCCGATGCCTGGTGCCGCCATTCGTGGTTGCCTTCTTCTGTGAAGTGGCAGAACGCGGCGCTGGCCAGCTCAAAAAGTTCGAAGCGCTCCAGTGGGTCAATTGCTCCAGCTGCCTGCATGTCCTCGGCCATGCGCGCCAGAAACCTGTAGGTGAATGCAGGGTTCGTCCATTGCCTCCTGTCGTTGAGCCTTTTGTGCCATTCGGCCAAGGCTTCTGAGCTATTGCTCTGATTCAT